ATTCTCAGGAATTCATTTTTTCAAGATACTTAATTTTTGGAGGTAACCATGATAAACTTAATTCTATTAACTTCACTTTCACACGCAGAAGAACTTGAAGTGGTATATAAACAAAAAACTGAAATCGACTTTGAAGCTGTTGACGTAGAAGGACAACTTGTCAAACCTGAAGGTCATTTAATCACAGAAAGAGAAGTTGCTGTTTTTAATCCACTAATCAGACTTCGAATGGACTTTGATCAGGAAATTAGTAATTCTGTTAATGAAATAAAATAAACAAATTTAAATTTGTCACACATGTAAAAAAAGATACCTTTATGGTATCTTTTATTTTGTACACAGGCAGGAGGTAATAAAACATGCCACAAAATCCCAATCTGACTCCGGTCAATCTTCCAATGGAACTTAAGTTCGGTCAAGAACCAAACACAACTTTCTACAATAATCTTAAAGCACTAAAGGTTGAGCTAGTAGATGCACCAACACGGTCACAAGCTCTAAATGTTGCATGGCAATATGTTAAAGCAACTTGGGCTGACCACCATGATGAAACGCTACCCAGCACTGTTCCTCTACAAGAACTCTCTTCAAATCTAGAAGATGTACTTAATTTCCGAGCTCTACCAACTCCAATGGAATGTCTTGGTTTTACATTCAAACTTAGCGGTCTTTCTTTTCAAGAAGTCACTCATATCATTCGTCATCGTGCCGGTTCTTTTGCTGCACAATGTACAGGTGACCGTGACTTGCGTGATGACCCTGCTGTTGTTCCTGAGGCTGTTCAAAATAGTCCAGAATTCTATGAACGATGGCTGCAACTTGTAAAAGAATCAAAGCAACTCTATGCAGAAATGACAGATTCAAAAGCTGTATCTATGATGGATGCTCGAATGATTCTTCCAAAATGTATGACTTCTTTCTATCTGATGCGTCTTAATCTTAAAGACTTGTTAGGTTTTATTGCACAACGACAAGATATGCAAATTCAACCTGCTGCTGATAATCTTTTGGCTGCTTATATGGCACGTGAAGTTATCAAAGTCTTGCCTGAGGCTTCATCACGAATTAACTTTAATAAATCAGATATGCATTATGTGAAAACTTTCCGCGTACCTGATGGTAAAGGTGGCTTCACTTCGCGTGGTACAAACCTGTACTGGCCAGAACCTAAGAACGATCTGTTTGAATATCATCCTGATGATTCGATTTATCAAGCACGACGTGAAGATATCAATGGAACAAATAACCCAGGTACTCCAACTGTTTTTACACAACTCTGGGAAGAGACATTAAATGAAATCAACGAACTAACAACACAATACAACAATTTTATGGGAAGGGAATAAAGATATGAGTTTAGGAAAAGTTTATTTGGCAAGTGGATGGTTTAACCCAGAATGGTTGCAAGAAGTAGAAAACATTAAAACTGTTTTTGAAAAGCACGGAATCACTTATTTCTCACCAAAAGATGAGAATCTATGTGACAATGATGCTTCTGATTCTGTTCAGGACCAAATCTTTGCAGGAAACATTAAACATCTGCATGAATCTGAATGGTTGCTTTGCAATACTCGAAACAAAGATATGGGAACAATCTTTGAAGCAGGATATTTCAATTGCTTAGAAAAGCCGATTGTTTATTTCTGCGATGGTTTACCTGCAGGTGCTCAGTTTAACCTGATGCTTGCAGCAAGTGGTATTAAGGTATGTCGATCGTTGACAGAACTTGATGACTATCTTGGCCGGTGTGTGTCTGAAGGTTATTTGATTACTGAACGATATCAGGGTGAAATTGAATAAATAGCAATTTTGTAAAACATGTAATTTGGTGTCCTGGTTGTTATAATATAATCAGGACATTTTTTATTTAAGGAGAAACATGAGCGTTTTACTACCACCACCTACACGCTTTGTTGGGTTGCACTGCCACACAGGATTCAGTGTTTTTGACGGATTAGGTTACCCATCAAATCATATTGACTTTGTTTTAGAAAACGGAATGGATGCTTGGGCAATCACAGACCACGGAAATGGTTCTGGTCTGGCACACGCAAGGAAATATTCTGAAAAGGTTAAAAAGTCGGGCAAGAAATATCGTCAAGTCTACGGCTGTGAATTCTATTTTGTACCTTCACTTTCACAATGGAAGAAAGATTATGAAGCAGCAAAAGAAGCAAGAAAGAAAAACAAGCAAGCTGCTATTAAAGAAGATGAAGAAGGCGGTCACGTAATTGAAAACGAAGATGAAACTAAAACTTTCACTTTGGACACAAACGAATGGAAGCGTCGTTACCACTTGGTTATAACAGCGCAAAACAGGATTGGTCTGGCAAATCTGTTTACGCTAATTAAACGTGCTTATACAGAAGGTTTTTATCGATATCCACGTATTGATTTTGACTTGCTTAAGCGTTATAATGAAGGCTTAACAGTTTCAACTGCATGTTTAGGCGGTGTGTATTCAAACAGAATTATGCGTGGTAATGCTCTTAAACTCTCTGATGAAGATATTCAGCGTGAGCTTCACAACTTAACAGATAAGTTTGTTGATGCTGTTGGTGAAGAAAATTTCTTCTTGGAATTGCAATTTAATCGGCTTAAGCAACAACATCTTGTAAATCATCACTTGTTACGTCATGCTGACCAAACAGGAATCAAGCTTATTTCAACAGCAGATTCACACTACTATTCTCCTGACAAGTGGGAAGCACGTGAATTATACAAGAAGCTTGGCTGGATGGGTAATGATCCGTCTCCTTTGCCTGATTTTGATGAACTTAAGTGTGAATTGTATCCTAAGAATGCTGAACAGATGTGGGGTGAATTCACACGTCACTATGATGAATACAAAGATTCTTATGAAGGTTATGAACAAGCTGTAAAAGATTCAATTGAAAGAACACACGACCTTGTGTGGGATAAATATGAAGACTGCTGGATTGACACTAAGGTTAAACTACCAGATTACAACACAAAGGAAAAAACAGCCTTTGAGCAATTAGCAGACAAGGTAAAAGAAGCACTTGTTCGTGAAGGTTATCATACAAAGCCTGAATATGTTGAACGTGCTAAGCATGAATTATCAGATATTAAGTATCTTGGTTTTGAAAACTATTTCCTTGTAATGTACGAGGTTTTCCACAAGGCTGCTGACCACACCTTATTCGGCGCTGCTCGCGGAAGTGGAGGGGGAAGTTTGGTTAATTTCTTGTTAGGGATTACACAAATGGACCCGCTGAAATACAATTTGCTGTGGGAAAGATTCCTAGGTCGTCATCGTACCGGGTTTCCCGATATTGATTCTGATGCCGGTGACCGTGATGCATTGATTAATGCTGCACGTGAATTATTCGGTGACCATGCTGTTATTCCAGTTTCCAACTTTAATACACTTAAGCTTAAGTCACTAGTTAAAGATATTGCTAAGTTTTACGGTGTTGACTTTGCTGAAGTTAATAAAATGACTGGCCCATTGCAAGATGAAGTAATGTCTCTTGCTCGTGATGAAAACACAGAAAAGTCTGTCTTTGTTCTGAAACATGAAGATTGTATGGAACATTCCAAGACTTATCGTGAATTCATGGAAAAGTATCCCAAAGTAAAAGAACACATTGAAGCTCTATTTATGCAAAATCGTTCTATTGGTCGTCATGCTGGCGGTGTTATTATTGGTCCTCCTGATGTCTTGGAACAATCAATGCCAATTATTGGTGTTAGGGGTGACCTACAAACACCATGGTCTGAAGGTATGAACTTTAGAAATCTTGAAGATAATGGTTTTGTTAAGTTTGACTTCTTAGGTTTGACGCTAATGAAAGATGTTGAAAACTGCATTAGACGTATTATTAGAAAAAAGAAAGCCCTGAATTGTGCAATTGAAGAAATACCTTTCTCTGATGTTCGTGCTTTCTTTGATGAGCATCTTAATTGTCGATACATTGAACAAAGTGATCAAGAAGTCTGGCAACATGTATATCATCAAAGGCGAAAGGTTGGTATCTTTCAATTCACTGCGGAAGGTGCTCGAAACTTCTGTGAGGATGCAAAACCAACAAACATTGAAGAATTAGGTGCTATTACAGCGATATACCGCCCTGGACCATTACGAGCCAACGTACATAAAAAGTATATCAAGGACAAAGCGGATTCATCAAATGTTAAATATCCGCATCCTGTGATTGAAGAAATCTTAGGCCCAACATTTGGTCACGTTACATTCCAAGAACAGTTCATGCTTTTGGCACAGAAGCTTTCTGGATTCTCACCAGGTGAGTCTGATAAACTTAGAAAGACTTTGGTTAAGAAATCTTTGGATGCAAATGATGCTAAAGAGGGTGAACGGGCTGTGGCTAGACGTAAGTTCATTCAAGGTGCAAAAGAACTAAACGGTGTTCCTGAAAGTGTGAGCACTGAGTTGTGGGAAAGAATTGAATTCTTTTCTGCATACGGGTTTAATAAATCCTGTACATTTGATACTGAGGTCGATATATATAATAAGCAGGGTGATTTTATTTGCACTGAACAGATTCAAAATGTAATTCCTGGTTCTTATGTTCGTTCTCGTGATGAAGAAACAAAAGAAGAAATCTATACAAAGGTAATGTCAAATCATTATCATGGTAAGATTCCAACTTTTGAGATTACATTAGATGACGGTCAGTCGGTAACATGTACCATGCATCACAAATTTAGAGTAGAAGATGGGAGGATGCTACCGTTATGGGTGATATTACAAGAAGATCTTTCGATTGTAGCTGTGGCCGAAAGTATGAAAGAAGAAGCAGCTTAACAAATCATCAAAAGAAGTGTTTAAAGTGGAAAGAAAGCGCTATTGAAAATATTGATTATGTTGAATGTAAAGTGTGTGGTGTGATTGGTAAGTCAATTACATCACATATTAAATCACACAATATTTCAAAGTCTGAATATGAGAAAAAATTTGGTCCGACAATTTGTCAATCTTCAAAAAAAAGATATTCTGAAACACAAAACTACGACTGGATAAAAAGAGAAAAAGAAAAGGGCAATGATTTAAAAGAGTGGCGAGAAAAATTAGGTAAAAAAACTTCAGAAGGAATAATGAACTCAGAGAGTGCTAGAGCAGCAAGAAGAGAAAACTTAACCAGATTAAACAAGACAAAAGAGTTTAGAGAGAAATCTTCAAAGACTGCCAAGCAGACTTCAGCCAGAAAAGAAATTTTAGAAAAACGCTCAAGACAATTAAAAGAGTGGAGAGAAAACAATCCTGAAGAGTTTTACAACAAATGCACAAGTGTAATGATTAACTCTTGGAAATCAAAACCAGAAACACAATTATTTGAAATCTTAAATAAAAAGTATTCTTTTTTTAAAAGAAATCAACAGTTACGACGTGTTAACAAATTTAAGACAACAAAGTCAGGAAAAAGACAAATAGACATCATGTCGCTTGAAAATAAAATAATTGTTGAGTTTGACGGTGTTCATCACTTTAATAACATTCATGGTGTTGAAGCATTAAAAAAGAATATTAAAAAAGATAATGAATTAAATTTTGTCATGGTAGATGAGGGCTGGACAGTTATTCGTGTTGCTCATGATCAATATTCTTATAATTCAGGTGGGGTGTTTAGTGAAGATTCAATAAAAAGAATATTCAATTTAATTGACAACAAAGAAAGAGGTTTGTTTTTAATAGGCACTTCTTACACATGCAATAACAAAGATTAGACTGTATAATATAAAATAAAACTAGGAGAATCAATGCCAAAAATCAAAAGCATAGAATTTAAAGGAATGCAAGAAACTTATGACTTAGAAGTCGAACATAAAGATCATCAATACTTTTTGTCAAATGGGATGTTATCATCAAATTCCCATGCTGTTGCTTATGCTATTGATTCTTATTATGCAGCTTGGTTGCACACCTATTACGAAACAGACTGGTTAGCCACAGTTCTACAATCAGAAAACAATAACCCAAAAGCTCTAACAAAAGCTATTTCAGAAATCAAAGCAATGGACTACGATATTGCCCCACCTGATATCAACTATTCTGGTTACGAATGGTCATGGTCGGAAAAGCGTAATGCTTTTGTGCCGCCTTTAACTTCAATTAAGGGTTTAGGTGACAAGGCTGTTGAAGAAATTGTTCAATATAGACCCTATAAAGCAATGTCAGATTTGTTATTTGATGAAGGTGGTAAATGGAAACATTCAAAACTTAACAAGACTGGATTCACTTCTCTTTGTAAGATTGAGGCTTTGGATTCACTTGATGAGTTTATTGATGGTTCTATTCGAAATCACAAACAGGCATATGAGATTATTGTGGGTAATTACAACACATTGCGAAAAGGTCATTATGGAATGTCTGAAAGAAAAGCAAAGAAAGAAGGTGCTCCTTTAATCTTGCCTGTTTTGATTGATGAGTCAAAAGATATTGATGATTGGTCTCGTGTTGATAAACTTGAAATGTATCAAGAGTTATGTTCAACAATTCGTGATGACATTGCCTTTCCTTCAGGTTTGATGCAAAAGATTAGAAATTCTAATGTTAAATCTGTTTTACAATTAGCTCCCGGTGCTAAACAAATTGCATGGTTTTGTGCTGTTGACTTTATTAGAAAAACGACAAGAAATAAAAAGATATTCTATCGTATCAAAATTGTTGACAATGAAAGTAATTCAGGTTGGTTGCGTGTTTGGGGTGAACTACCTGATGGAATGGAAAAGTTTACAATTTGGCTTGCCGAAGTTTCAGCAGATAAAAACTGGGGTCCAAGCACTAGTTCTAGAAAGATTCGTCCACTTGTTGTGTAGTAGAGGTTAAAATGATTTCAAATAGAATAAATTACATTATCTTAGAAGGACCGGACCTAGCAGGTAAAACAACATTTTATAATCAGTTTCATAAACAAACGGGTTATAAGTGGAACATTAGAGACCGTTCAGGTATTTCAATGTTGATTTATGCGCAGCAATATGGTCGTGATACTTTTCGTGCGGTTGAACTATTAAGACAAGAACTTTATAACCTCAATAATTTTGTAATTCTTCTTTTGCCTCCTTGGGAAGTAATAAAAGAAAGGTATGAAAAACGAGGTGATGAAATTCAGAATCTTGAAAGCTTGGAATATGTTTACCAAAAGTTTCAAGAAGCAGCTGAAGAGTTTGAATGTTATCCTAACGTAATGGTTATTCGCAAAGAAGTTGATGAAGAAATAGTTAAAAGTATAGCAGATCAGCTAGACAGGTTTGAAAATGAATCTTTTAAAGTTCTTCAAAAAGCTACTCAAAGTATTTGTCTACAGTCTGACACAGCTGAGTGTGTTGGTATTAATTTTACTCATTATGATGATGGTAGGTTTCTTGATGTTAATAACCTTGACCTAACATATCATAAAGAAATTGATTATTACGATGGCATTAGAAAACGTTTGTTTGATAAACTCGACAATGAGTTAGAAGGTAATAATGAATACAATAGAAAAGAGTCTTTGAGTTCAAGACGTTTTATCTATACAGATGACACGTGTATTTCATTAGCTCATTTTTTAATACGTGAAGATGGATTAGATTGTCAGTTCTTCTTAAGGTCTTCAAATGTTAAAGATACTTTGTATTATGATTTAAACTTTTTAAAGAGTCTTGCAAGAGATGTTTTTAACAAATTTAACCTGAACAATGATAAAAATTTCTGTAAAATGAAATTTGTAATTAACTCCGCACACATAATTTAAAGAGGTAAAATTGAAAGTAAGAATTAAAAAGTTACATCGCAACGCAGTGATTCCAGCATACGCAAAACAAGATGACGCTGGTGTAGATTTACATTGTGTTAGTGACCCAACAATAGATGCAGCTGGTAACACTGTGTTTAAGACTGGATTGGCATTTGAGATACCATTAGGTTATGTTGGTTTGCTTTTTCCTCGGTCTTCTATTTCAAAGACAGGATATCATCTTCGAAATAGTGTTGGTGTAATTGATGCCGGTTATCGTGGAGAAGTTATTGTTAAGTTTGGATTCAAGGGTTTTTCTGAAACTCATTACAAAAAAGGCGATAGAATTGCACAATTAATTATTATGCCACGTCCTTTCATTGAGTTTGAAGAGGTTGATGAACTTTCTGAAACAGATCGTGGTGAAGGTGGATTTGGGAGTACTGGACAGTGAAAAATGACTCCTTGCTGTTTGAATATATTCAGGATGATAAAAATAAATGTGTTTGGTTGCCAAGAAAGCACGGTATGTTTTGGGCACAGATGCGTCATCACTACATGAATAAATTCATTTATATAACAGAGGGTGAAGATTATAAAGTTTACAATGGGTCTCCTGAGACCTGGAAAAACCTTTTAGAGAAAGGGTTTGAAATAAAAACAATACACAGAAGTGAAATACAAAAAATGATAGGAGAAGGTGTATGAAAAGAGCACTAATAACTGGTGGCTGTGGATTTATTGGAAGCAATCTTGCAAAAGAATTAATCAGTAAAGGATGGAGAGTTGATGTTGTGGACGATATGTCAAATGGTCATCTAGAGCTTCTTGATGGATTAAAGAAAAGAATACTACCTAACGCTTCTTTTTTGGATATTTACTACGGCCAAATTGAAAAAGGAACAGTAACAAGAGAAGATGATGAAGTGCTTGTTATTCAAGATGACTTTGCTAGTCCATTTCTCTTAAGCAACATTGAAGAAAACTATTATGACTATGTTTTTCATCAAGCTGCAGTTCCTCGTGTAGGTTATTCTGTTGAACATCCTTCTGAAACAACAAATACAAACATCAATAAAACTGTTGCTCTTTTTGAATCTTGCAAAGAGGGTGGAATTAAAAGAATTGTATTTGCTTCTTCTTCTTCAGTTTATGGCGGTGCTGATGATTTACCAACAAAGGAAACTGCACCAAAGAATCCTAAGTCACCTTACGCATGGCAGAAATCAGCTATTGAAGATTTTGCGAAACTTTGTTGGGATTTATATCAGCTTGATGTTGTTTGTTTGCGATACTTTAATGTCTTTGGTCCTGGGCAATATGGCGACTCACCTTACTCAACTGCTGTTTCTGCATGGTGCAACGCTGTAAAGACAGGTGGTTCTTGTAGATCAGATGGTGATGGTTCACAATCAAGAGACATGTGCTATATTGATAACGTCGTAAGTGCTAATGTCTTGGCTGCAGAAAGAGAAGAACCCTTTAAAGGTGACTATTTTAACATTGCTTGTAATGACAGAACATCAAATAGAGAGATTTTAGAATATTTTAAGGTTCGTTTCAATGTTGATGTTGTTGATGCCCCGTGGCGACCTGGCGATGTTATGCACACTCAAGCTGACGTTTCAAAAGCTGAAAGAGAGTTTGGATATAAGCCACTGGTTAGATTTTGGGATGGCTTAGAAGAAACTATTAAATGGTGGGAGCTAGATTAAATGAACACAGAATTGGTTTTATATACTGGGCCTATGTTTAGTTCAAAAACAACTAGACTGTTACAGAAGATTGACAGATTACACTATCAAGGTAAGACTACGTTGTCTTTTAAGCCCAAGATGGATGATAGATATTCCGTCGATGGTGTAATTGTCACACACAATGATGCTCATGTCAAGTGTTTTCAAGTTGAGAATGGAAAGGAAATACTTGAAATTATAGCTAGCAGTAATGTTGATGTTGATTGTGTAGCTGTTGATGAGATATTCATGATTCCTGGAGCTGCTGAAGCTTGTATTAAGCTCTTTAGAAAAGGTTATGATGTTTTTATTTCTTCAATTGAGCTTAATTTTTTAGGTGAACCATTTGAAGAAGTTAAAGAAGTAATGCCTTATTGTACAGAAATTGTTAAATGTACAGCTGTTTGCACGGTTTGCAGAAGTGATGCAAGATACACATCAAAAAAGATTCAATATAGTTTGAGTAACGCTAATGTAAAAATACAGGTTGGTGGTGAAGAATTATATGAACCAAGATGTCAGGCACATCATGACCACATGAAAGAATAGGGTTGCTTAGATAGTTATGAACCAAAGAACAACATGGAGTATTAGATGTTAGACCCTTCAAGTGTTAATTGTGTTATATACCATGCAAATTGCACAGATGGATTTGGATCCGCTTATTCAGCTTGGAAACTACTAGGAAATAGAGCAGAGTATCATGCATGCAGTCATGGCGCTCCTCCTCCTGATGTAACAGATAAAAACGTTGTTATTCTTGACTTTTCTTTTAAAAATGAAGTAACAAAGAAGATGATTGAAGAAGCCAATGACTTACTTGTTATAGATCATCATAAGTCAGCGATGGTTGAGTTGCATGATATATCAAACACCATATTTGATATGAATAAATCAGGAGCTACACTTGCTTGGGATTTCTTTCACCCTGGCAAAGAAGCTCCAAAGTTTATTCAGTATATTACTGATAGAGACTTGTGGAAATGGGAGTTACCTTATTCAAAAGAATTTAGTGCAGCTTTTGACATGGTTCCTTTTGAATTTGAAGAATTTGAAAAATTTGAAGATGATTCAGTTTTTGATGATGCTGTTAAGCGAGGAAGTTATATTCTTGCATATTCAAAGACAGTTGTTAAGAAAGTTTGTGATAAGGCAGCTGAAAGGCATCTAGACGGTAAACACGTTATGGTAGTTAATGCATCTCACTGGATGAGTGAGATAGGAGCGAGACTTTCTCCTGATTGTGATTATGCAATGATTTGGTATTATGATCACAATGATAAAGATATTAAAGTTAGTTTAAGAGCATTCCATGATACGATAGATGTTTCAGAGGTTGCCAAGAAGTTTGGCGGCGGTGGTCATAAAAAGGCTGCTGGTTTTAGGCTAGCAGGAGACACAAATGTTGATGATTTGTTTGACAAGGAAGAAACAAAGAATGATTAAATGCCCATACATAAAGTATAATTCTGTTAAACAGAATTGGATTGTTGTAGTAAATAGTGGTCTAAAAATAGAGTGCTCAAATCACCCAACAGCAACATTCTACAAAGACAAGTATTCTAACAAGATAAAAGCAAGGAAAAGATAGTGTCGTTTTGGGAAAGGCAAGGAAGAATAATTCACTTTTCACACATTCCAAAAACAGGTGGAAGTAGTATTAGAAATCTTTTGGAAAGAAATGGATGGGTTGAAGACAAAGCATTGAGAATTATAAACTCTCATCATAATTGCTATTATGAATATAAAGATAATTTTATAAAAGCAAATCCAGAGATTTCATTTGCAGTCGTTAGAAATCCTTTTTCACGGGCATTATCACATTTAAATCAAGTAAGAAGAGCACATTGTGAGTCAGGTAGTAAGATTGATTACAATTATGTGATAGATGTTATGTTTAAAACAATATTACCGATGCAAGGATATCATGTTGATAATAATCACTGGATTCCTCAATATGCTTTCTTAAATGAGAAGTCTAAAATATTCAAGCAAGAATTGATGACACCTCTGTTTTCTTTTTTAAAAGAAAATAACATTGTTGATATTGATGATGAAATTAAAATTCTAAACTCACATAATAAAAAAATGGACTATTTGGAAGTTTTTAATGACAATTCCAAGAATTTAATTAGAGAGTTTTATTACAAAGATTTTGAATTATTTAAATACGACCCTTTTGAGGAATAGCAAAAAAAATGAAAAGACCGGGATGGGATGAAATTTGGATTAATTTTGCTCATACAATTTCACAGCGCTCACCTGACACAAAACACAAGGTTGGCGCTGTTATTGTAAATGAAGAAAATACTCAGGTTCTATCAATAGGATACAACGGAGACCAGAAAGGTGGAAGTAATAAAAGAGAGTCTTTGGAACAGGGACAAAGTGGTTTTATTCACGCAGAAATTAATGCGCTAATTAAGTGTGATTACAATTATCCAAAAAAGAAGAAGATGTATTTAACACTGTCTCCTTGCGATGTTTGTGCAAAGGCGATAGTGAATGCTGGTATTAGTGAAGTTGTGTATTCTGAGTTTTATCCTTACTCTGAGAATTCAATAAAGATTTTAAAGGACGCAGGAATAACAGTAAGAACAGTTTGTAAAGAATAATTATTCCTGAGGTTATCTGATGGGTATTACAAAGAAAAGATTATTTGAGACTTTATGTGCTCTTGGCGGGAAAAAGAAAGATTCTTGTATTGATTTTATTAAAGATGATTTACTGATAAGACACATTGACTCAGGGGTTAAATACACAGTAAAGAAAGTTAATCTGGATGAAGAACCCTGTGTGATTGCATATAGATATTATGGCCCAGGAATGAGAAAAAAGATTTTTATAAAAATTGTATCAGATGACTTTAAAAATTATGAACCGGTGTGAGGTATAGATGGACGCATTATTTAACAAAAAAATTCAAGACTTAGTTAGAAAGACGCTTGATGTTGAAGATAAAAAACTAAACGAAGCAATGGTTGCACAACCAAAGCAATTTGAAGTAAGAACTGATTTTTTAAGTGATGCAAACATTGATAATCATTTTAAATTATACAAAGGTTATATTGAGTCATTTAATCAAGCTAGCGCAGAACTAGATGGTGCAGATAAATCAAATGTCAATTCAAACCGTCACATGTATCGCAGCGTTAAAATTGATGAAACATATAATATGAACGGTGCTTATCTTCATGAGCTTTTCTTTGCAAATATGGCAGATGCAAATTCTCAAATTGGTATGGATTCTCTATCTTACATGAGACTCAATAGAGACTTTGGTTCTTTCGATGAATGGCAGAAAGATTTCATGGCATGTGCTTTAAGCTCACGTTGTGGATGGGTTGTGACTTATTTAAACACATATACACAAAGCTATATGAACACATTTATTGACTTACATTCAGAAAACGTTCCTGTGGGAATGTATCCTGTCATTGTAGTTGATATGTGGCAACATGCTTATTACAAAGACTATTTAAAAGATGCAAAGACATATTTAACTGCAATGATGAAACAGCTAAGATGGTCAGTGATTGAAAAGAGATTTGAAAAAGCTGATAAAATCTTACAAATTATTAGAGGTGCATAATGAGTAAACCTTCAAAAATTTATAATCTTTTATTTGAACAAGAAAGCAGTGTTGACACTCCAGAAACTGGACTAAAACTAGTCTCTAAATCAACAGATATCAAAGCTCGAAAAGCCCTTTCTTCAATCGACGATCAGATTGACGCTCTTATTTTAAAATATGAAGCTAGTTCTATTAGAGATGAAAGTATTGTCAGGGGTGACGAATTGATGGAACAAAGCTTAAGCAGTTCAAGTCTTCAATATCTTTTTGAGCAAGAAGAGGAAGAAGTTGCAGCTGAAGAAGCAACAGCTGAAGAAGGTGGAGAAGAAGAATCAGCACCAGTTCCAACAGGAAGCGAGGCAATGGATGTTGACGAACCCGGTGAAGAAGAGGTTCCTGACTTAGATATCGATGCTTTTGCAATGAGAACTGTTAGATTAATTATGAATTACAAGAATCTTCTTAGAGTCGAAGAAGCTATTGTTAATAGAATTAAGAACTTCTTAGATGAGAACTATGGTGAAAACTTTGTTGATAGATATGTTAGTATTCTAGAAAATGAATATGGAATCTCAATGGCAGAGTTTGCTTCTGATAGAGAGACTGAAGATCAAGAATTTGCAGTTGGTGCATTTGCTGGTGGCATGGGACAAAGCGGAGCATAAAATTGATTAGATCTAAAAAATCTGTTCACATCAGCTTAAAACCTGATACACACAAAGAGTTTAGACTTAGATGCGTCGAAAGGGACTTATCAATGCAAGAAGTTTTTGAAGAGTTTGCATCACGTGTCGGGCAAGAATCAAATGATGTGATAAGGATACTAGATCAGCTAGTTAGAGACAAACAAGTAAAAAGTGTTAAGAAGTACACAAAAACTGATGTTGATGCCATATTTAATATGTTAGAAGATGAAGATCCTTTAAAAGATTAGGAGAAGTTATGAATATTTCAAAAGACGATATAAAAGAAGCAATTGCAAATTTACCAGTTGACGATGTTAAAGAAGTTATTTCTGACAGGCTTGAAGCTGTTGCTGAATTAGAGTTAAGCTCAAAAGCAAAAAAAGGACTTTATCTAGGTGACAAAGATAAAGGTATACTTGATGCAGTTCAAGAAAAGATTATTTCTAGAAAGTTATTAGTTTTTGGTGCTGCAACAGCACTATTGATTTGGGCAGGATTAGACTCAGATATCTGGGGAATGATTGCCATGTGTTACATTGGCGGACAATCCGCCATTGATTTTGCCAAAGTTTGGAAAGGATAATAAAATGAAATTAAATAGAAGACAATTAAGAAGATTAATTAATGAAGCGCTTGAAGATGCTATGACTTACCCTGCTAGTGGTATAACAGGAGAAGAGCTGATGGCGGGAAGCAATTCGGCGTGGAGAATTGTACAGGCGATTGTGAGTGATGCTGGATTTGATGTGACGAAGCTTTCCATAAAGGCACCGACAGACGGTACTCGAGTATCAAATATGATGCCGGTTTTTTATTCTGGTGAACCTGTTACTAATATTACTGTTTATGGACAAGTCTATCCTTTAGGATCAGGAAATGCATCTCCTGAAGCTGAGATGGTTAAGCGCGCAATAAGAGACGCTTTCAGATCAGCGGGAATGGATCAATCAGCTCTACACGCTGAATATGGATATTAATTTAGTGAAATTAAGTTTTTTAGATTGGTGCAGAATAAACTGGAAATTTATTCTAGGCGTTTCTGTGCCAATCGTCTTAATTTTAATTGGGAAGAAAATTAATATTAAAGAAATTTGGAAGCAAGCAAAAGAAGCCAAAGAAAAAGAAATAGAGATTATTAACAAGGCAAATCAAAGACAAGTTAATAGTATTAAAGATGCTGTTTCTGATTATCAAGAAGATGTGAAAGAAGCAGAAGAAGTTCATGGTGAACAAACAGAAATATTAACGGTAACAATCGGGAAAAAACGTGATAGAATTAGTGGGTTAGGTGCAGAAGGTGCAACTGACGAATTAAATGATCGTTTTGACCTGGATTGATATATGTTAAAAATTTTATTATTGTGTGCTCTAGCATACGGTAAAGACAGTGTCGCAATAGAAAAGGGTGAAAAAGCACCCTTCAGCGGCACTTTGTTGTCTCCGGAGGGTGTTGCTCAAATTATTGCCAAAGCAGATGAAGAAGTTGGAAAGTGTAAGATTGATGCAGAAAGAGATTTAGCAATTGCAGATGCAGATTTTAAATTACAATTAAAAATAAAAGAAGCAGACTTAACTGCATGTTTAGAAAAAAGCAGTGGTTTAGAAGCACTCAGAGCTGAACAGATAGACTTTCTTGAGAAACAGGTATATAAACCTAGATGGACAAACACAGCTGTGTATGTTTCAGGAATTGCATCTGGGATAGCTATTGTATATCTAACATCAAAAGTAATCCAATAGTTATAATAAATGATGATAACCTACCTATTTAATACAAGATAGGAGTATTGTAATGGAAATAAAAGTTAAGAAAAGCGTCCTGTTTAACGTTCTAAAACAAGTTATGACAGAATCACCTTCTAGATCAGATTATCATATTGCTGGTAACATGGGAGGAAATTTCCTTGGCTTCTTTGCAGAAGACGAAGAACCAATCAAACCAAGGCCACAGATGGCCACACAATTATCAGTTGAAGAGCCTCCCGTTGATGATCCAGACTTTGTTCCTGCTTCAAGAGAAGAATTACAAGCAGCTGCTATTAGAATTTGCAAAGAAGTCCCAAGAAGTGAAATTGAGTTCTTTTACAGAATGCTTCACAAGATTTTAGATTCAGCGCTTGACAAAGAAGATGAAAAGCTTTTCATGTTAGCAGAGGTAAAGAGAATTTTATCTGAGTCTTACGAAGAAGACTCAAGATTGTCTGACAGCATGAAGGATGCTATTAAGTCAGCAGTAGTAAAAGCAATCAGACAACGTGATCCAGTTCAAAGATTCCAGGTAATTGATGACATGGCTAAGACAATTGCTGGCCGGTCAGATTTCCAGGAAGAAGGAGTTGACGATATTGCTGTTACAACAATGATTATGAATGACATTGAAAGAAGAGAATCTATTGGCTTTGGCGGGGAGCAAGACAGCACAGAAACTCAAGCAGCAGTAAAGACTAAAGCTCCTCAAATATATGGTGCTGGTCAGTCAAGTGGTGGTATAAAAACTCTAGTTCGAAAAGCAAAAAAGAAAGCTGAACCAGCACAAGAGACACTTGCTGATGTTGAGTTTTTGGCATCATTTAAAGCTGCACAAGATAAAGATCTGTACTTAAAGGGATATAACGACGGTATTCAAGATGACACTGAAGAGCTTCCAGCTATTCCAAAACAACAAGAACCAGATTATATACTGGGCTATGAAGAAGGCTACAAATCAAGTGGAAGGGTTGGTGGTGCTGTTACATTTGGCTCAGAAGAAGAAGCAGAGAGAAAAGCTGAGGAAATTTACAAGAGTAGAATAAGACAATCTGTTTTTGATCAAATGTCAGAAGAAGAAAAGAAAGAATTAAGTTTGTTGAATCGATTGGTGTTTGAAACATTTGACATTCTTCATGACATATCTCAGACGGCTGAGGTTGAAGCTTATAATGCATTGCTTAATAGAACTGTTAAGAATGTTAAAGAAGCAGCAAAGATGGTTGCAAATGAATATGGCATTGGTTTTTCCAATTCTTTTTCAAGCGTAAATTTAAACAAAGCCAGTTCAAATGAAAAAAGTATTGAGAAATGGACTAGCAACTTTCTAACAAAGCTTTTAAAGAACAAACTGGATCCTTCTGATGCATCTTTTAAAAAGAAATTAGAAGACCTTAGGTCTAATATTCTCAAAGCTAGCCTTATGAATAGAATTAACGGGCCTGATGCTGTTAAATACATTGCTTCTACATTAGCTGCTCATCTTACACTTGACAAGAAAAGAAATGCTCAATTACCCAAGGGCGAGTTTTTAAATAAAGTTGTTAATGACATGTTTATGACAGTTATAACAAAAGAAACAGGACCATTTAAATTCCAAAACGGACTGCATTTTAACAATAATGCAACAATGGAACAATTGTCTGAAGTTGAAAATGCTTTGTTAGATACTTTTGTTGAAAGAAGTCTGAAGGGTGACGAATATGTTTTTAACAATTCAGGTGTAATTCACACTTATCCTGCTGATGAATTTAAGGATAAAGTTGAAGAAGTTGTTAATAGAAGGTTTGAAGAAGCTAAAAAGTTTCAAGAAGACAAGGCTAGAAAACAAGAAGAAAAAGAAATGGCTTCTGTTGAGGTTGATGCAGACTTAGCTGATATCGCTGTCGATCAGAAAGCAAAAGACAAATTTTTATCTGAGTTGCAAAGACTTGCAGATACAAGAGAATATGAAACACTTGCACCTTTCTTTGGTTTTTCTAACGCCAATGGTATCAGACAATGGTATAACAAACATGTTAAAAAGAAATTTGAAGATGCAGCTAGAGGTGTTAAAGGCGGTCAAGATTCTCCAATGTTTGAAAAGATGCGTCAAATGCAAGAGGCTATTGTTCCTTACATCATAGATGCTATTGACTTCACAAAAGAAGCTACTGAGGCAGCAAAGAAAAAAGCAAAGAAGCCTGCTGATCAAGAAGAACATGATTATACCATTGATATTCTTGACCACATTAAGGGACAAATGGCAGAATACAATGATTTTATTGCTGATGTAGGTATTGACCCAGAAGATGCAGATGATATTGAAAAAGCTACTGATTATGCTTATACTGTTAGTGGATATATTGTTAGACAAATTGTTGGTGACATGTTTAGTAACATAACAAGCATTATCGATAGAGAAGCTAGAGATTATGTTGCAGAGTTGGTTAAAGATTATTTAGATTTTGATAAAATTGAAGTTAATAAAAAGAAAAAGCTTAATGATAAAGAGAGAAATAAAATTGCTAGTTCTGTTGCGGAATACTTTACAGGAACCAAAGAAGTCCCAAGTTATGCAGAGATGGGTAAAACAGCAGAGAAATTGATTGAGATGGGCATTGATGCTGAGACTTATGCTGAAGTTGCTGACATTGTAAAAGACTGGTTTGAAGATACAATTGATACTGGTTTCATGAAAGTAAGAGGTGCAACAAAAGAAGAGGATTTCATTGGTCAGTTTGTAGGTGAGATTGATAAAGTTTTTGGAAAGGTAATGGCAAAAGGTAAATCAGGGCAAAGATATACTTCTTCAATGTTACTTAAGGCTATCGATGCTTATAAACAAGATATGGCTTCTCAGGTTGCCATGAGTAATCTATCTGATTATGAGGTTGTGTAAAATATGTCAAAAATGTTACTTGAAAATTTAGCAAACATGATTTCTCAAAAGCAAAGTTTTGAGATTCCTAATTTTCCTTATCAAAACGTTGGGAGAGCTAGAAGTTTTGAAATGGGTGAAGAACTTCCTGTTGCTGTAAAATCAAGTGACTGGCAAACTGTTGAAGATATACATGGGCACAGTTTAATTGAAAAATCTTTTAAGTTTGCATCTTTTAATCATCTGATGTATTTTTTAAATGATGTGATGAGAAAATCTAATCAAATCAATCATCATCCAAAGATTACTATTGATGTTGATGTTGTTGTAATAGAATTAACAACACATGAAATGGGAGGTGTTTCAGATAGAGATTTAGACCTGGCAAGATATATTGACGAAGTATATCAGGATGTTAAGTTTATAAGGTCTTTATAAGATGTCTTTTTTTGTTAGTGAGTCTTTAAAGGGTCTTTTAACTGAGGATGAATTAATAGAAAAGAAAGATAGCGATGGCTCTGTTTTTGACGTTCTTTCTGCTGTCATTGGAAACGATAGCGATGAATACTTTTTTGAAATTAAAAACTATTTTGTTGATAGTGGTATCATTGCTTTTAACGTTTCTTCTCATTACTTAGAAAAATTATTTTTTGATCAGTCACTAATGATAAAAAAAATAGTTTTAGGAAATAATGTAAAAGAGATAAATTATAAATTCAATATAAAAAAAATTCAAAAGCAAAAAAATGATATTGATTATGAAATTGAAATAATGTTTTAAGGTTCATAATTAGCTATATTAGAGAGGATTATATGTTTAAAATCAACAATGAAAAAGAATTGCTAAACTTGTTACGAGTCGTATCTGAGGAAGCAGTAAAAAAATCTAAACTAAAACTAAATGAATCATCAGATCCTTATGCTGATAAGTTTAAGAGTAACCTTGAAAGTGAAATGAAAAATCTTTATGAACAAGAAGAGGAAGAAGTTGCAGCAGAGGAAGTCGAAGAAGAAGAGGAAGTAGCTGCCGGAGATGAATCTGAAGCTGCTGCTGAAGAAGTTGATGATAATCCTGACGCAGAAGAAAGAGAAGAAGAATTACCAGCAGCAGAAAAAGCGATGAGTCTTGATGATACAGAAGGTGGTTATTCTTTTGACTCTGTTATAACAGCCATTAATACATTACGCGCAGGAAGATCTTTAAGAGACAAAGAAATTAAAGATGAATTAAGTGGATATTATGATAGACTTGATGAGAATGAAAGAGAAATTTTATTTTTATTCCTTAAAGAACTTTCAAAGATTTTAACTGGTGCAATTGAAGCTGAAGAAGCACAAGATCCGAGTGATCCAAAACATTATTTTGATATTACAAAAAGAGAAGAGGGCGAAGAAGCATCAAGCGAAGTTGAAAAGAAACCTGAAGCCCAACAACAAGTTCAAGCTACTATTCAAGTTAGTGACGAAGAAGAAGACACAACTCCTCCGATCAAAGTTAATGAATCTCAAGACGTGATCGCATTAAGAGAAAAAGTTAGAAGATTAATGAGAGATTGATAATGAAGATATCAGAATCTCAACTAAGAAAAGAAATAAGAAATATTTTATTAGCAGAAGGCTGCTGCTGTCAAAAAAAGAAGCTCATAAATGAAATCGAGCGTGGAAGCAGCCTAGTTTTCAGATACACAGAATGGAAACCAGGGACTTGTGAAATAGATTTTTCTAGAATTCCAGGATTTGAAAAATTATTTCTTGGAGATAAAAGAGCTACAAGCGTTGATGGTGCTATTCAACAAATGACAAAAGATTCAACTCTAGCAAAATTTTTGCCAAATACTGCTTCTGAGCTTTCTGCCTTGAGATTTGTTTTAGGAGAAATTATTAATAATGTAGACATGGCTTTAAACATTATGGGTGTTCCTGCAGTGGCCTGTTATTGGATTCAGCGTGCTATTGATTTATTTGCTGAGGTGATAGGTATCGGCAGTGATTACATCTCAAGAGGCACAACACCCGCTGTTAAGAAGCCTGCCGTTGAGGTTGAAAAAGAAGACAAAACTGGAATTGTTAAGAGTATTGCTTCTTCAATTGCTTCAACAAAAGGTAAAGAAAAAGCTGCTGATGTTGTCATAAAGGCAGCAAAAAAAGCTCCTATTCCACAGATTAAGGCTGCTGCAACAGTAGCAGATGTTGTTACAGAAAGAAAGTTAAACGAGCAAGCAGAAGTAGAGGAAATATTTTTACCTGCAGGATTTGCAAATGTATTTCCCGAGGCATTGATATCTAACATGGATTTAAATTCTTTAGACAAGGATATCGACAATTATCTTAAAGTAACTGATGTTTTAAGTAACATAGAAACAGAAGATGCACAAGCTGCTTATAAACAAATTGCTGCTTTAAATGACATTCAAGCTGACACCAGATTAATGAACTCGCTTCCAAACAGTGATGGATATGACATTACTGAAGAATTAAAGGAAAAAGCCATCGCTGGTAGGAAAATAGCAATTGCTGAATTATTACCACAAATTGCAAAAGCTCTTGTTGATACAACACTTGAAGAACCAGTGATGAATAAAATGAGAGAATTTATTAATCAACTCCAGAACTATTAGTTTATTTTACTTCTGTTTTTCATAAAATAGAATTTTAAAAATTAAAAACGGAGTAAAAAATGTCAGAAAACAAATGGTTCCCAGAGCTAATGTATGAAGAAGCTGAGGATGGACTATCCTCAAAGATTCCTTTTATTATGGTACCACAAGAAGAAGTAATGCCTAAAGTTCTTTTTGTGTTTGAAAGTAGAGAGACTGGTGAATTTGAACCTGGCCCTAATGGTGAAAAGTTACCAATTCTTGAAATGGACTTACATCAATATGCAGATATGGTCCATCTTAAAGAGGGTTTAACCCCTGAGCTTTATGATGAGGTGCGCATATGTCTAGGTCTAGAACCTCTTCAAGAAGCTGTAGAGAAGGGTAGACAAATTACAGATAACATCAGAAAAAATATTTCGGAAACTAACTCTTAAGAATAATAGTTATAGATACTATTCTTGTTGGAGGAATTTAAAATGAAAATTAATGTTGATAGACTTTGTCAATTAGCTGGGGTTGGTGGAACACCATCTTCTAATCTTCTTCGTGAATCTGCTAATGAAACAATTAAAGAAGCTGCACCTGTTAGTGATATGTTTGCTGAAGCAATGGAAGCTGAAGAAGATGAAGAAAAAGAAGAAAATCTTGATGAAGTAATTGAGATTGATGAAGTTGAGTTAGTTCAAGAACTTCGTCGCATGAAGCGTCTTATGAACGAAAACAAGAAGCGTCAAGCAGATCTTGCACAAAAAGCACAAGCAAAAAGACGTCAAGCATTACAAGAAGCACATCTTAAGTCAGTAATCGAAGAAGAAGTTCAGAATATTATGGATGAACTTAATATTAGTGCTGACTGGATTTACGGAAATGAAAAGCCGCAAAAGAGCAAAAAAGGTTTTGTTCATCAGGGTTCATTTCTTAAGGGAATCGGCTTTAAATAAAAAATAAAAGCAAGAATAGTTATAAATTCTGCCCGCTTTGTAATACAATTAGAAATATTCGAGAGGTGTTTCTATGAACGATTACGAAGTCGGGCAGATTCTTTTTATGTCAAGTGAAAAGTCTTTAAATATTATTCCAGTTCAAGTTGTTGAAGAAGTGACAAAAACAACATTGACTGGAAAAGAAAAGACTTATATGATAATGTTTCCAAATGAAGCAAAAACCATTGTAGACATTAAAAATATAAAGGGTCAGATTTTTAAAAATCGCCATGAAATAAAAAACTACATGGTTCAGAACGCAACAAATGCAATTGAAAAAATGATTTCAGATGCTGAGATATTGCGTGACGAAAGCTTTCCAAATATTGTTGAAGATGTTGTTGAACCTCAAAAAATTATAAATAATTTGTCTAGCGTGCAAAATAATAATGAAGATGATATAATAAAAGTAGACCTTGGCAATGGTGTTATTGGTAAGGTGAAAAAAGAAGAAATCGACAAGGTAGGTAAAAATTGAAAGTATTGTTTCTTGATGCTTATAATCTCATTCATCGCGCTCGCTCTGGTTTTTCTCAAGGAGACCATCCCATAATTTATAACTTCTTTCGAGGTGTACGCCCTATTGTAGAGAAGTTTTCTCCAGACAAGGTCTACTTTGTTCTAGAGGGTTATCCTAAGTTTCGAAGCGAAATAAGTGGTGGAAATTATAAGGCAAATCGTCCAAACCCAGGAAACAGCTTTCATCGACAAAAGGCAGCCATTATTGATTTAGTTTCTGCTCATTTTCCATTTGAAACAATCAAACATCCAGAGCTAGAGTGTGATGATACCATCGCAACTATGGCGTCAATTCATTGTAGAAATAGCGATGATGTAACAATTGTTTCATCTGACTCTGATTTTATTCAATTACTAAATGCTTTTGATAACTTGCAGATATATCATCCAATTAAAAAGAAGTTTATTGAAAAACCAGAATATGATTACGTTATGTGGAAAGCTTTGCGTGGTGATTTAACAGATAATATTTCAGGTATTCCTGGGGTTGGTGATAAGACTGCTGATAAGCTTATGCGTAATCCTGAATTATTGCAAGAGAAATTAAGTAATCCTGTCTATAAACAAGTCTTCGAAAATAATGTAAACTTAATTCGTCTGGTTGATTTCTCTGATAATCTTTCTGTGATGGAAACAAAAACAGGTGATGGAGACTTTGAACAGATTTACTCTTACTTTGATGAATTAGGTTTTGATTCAATGTTAAAAGAAAAGACTTGGTCAAAATATGTTCAAACTTTCGGAGGTTTGGTATGAATTATTTAAATGATAGAATTCAACTCGAGCTAAGAAAGCTCAATATTATTGCAGTTAATGAAGTTGCTGCTGTTCAAGGTGACTTAATAGTTGCTGAAAATGTTATTAGTCAACAAAGAAGAGTATTACAAAAAACAAATAGCTTAAACGAAATTTTAAGCAGATATTCAATTGTTAGTGAAAGAAAAATTCTAAAAGGGTGAAACTTGGAAAAGAAAAGAGAAGTCATTTTTAAAGATGAGCTTGATGTTAGTCTTAAGAAAGGTATTGATATTTTAGCAAATGCCGTAAAAACAACAATGGGACCAAAAGGACGGCTAGTGTTGATTCAGCGACCAGGCGATCATCCGATTGTCACTAAAGACGGGGTAACAGTTGCTCAATCAGTTAACTTGTCAGATGAAGTCCAAAATCTTGGTGTTAAAGTTATCAAGGAAGCTGCAGCCAGAACTGCTGAAGAAGCAGGCGATGGTACAACAACAGCTACAGTTCTAGCACAAAAGATTTATAATGAAGGCTTAAAAATGAAAGCAGCGGGATTTCAGCCCGACTTGTTAAAAGCAGGAATTGACTTAGCTTTAAATTCAATAAAAAAAGAAATATCTAGCCATAAAAAAGAAGTAAACGGTAGAGAAGAATTACTTCAGGTTGCAATGATTTCAGCAAACGGTGAAAAAGAAACTGCTGAGCTTATTGTAAATGCGATAGAAGCTTCCGGTGTTGATGGCAATATTATTGTTGAAGAAGCAAAAGGGTTTAAATCTTCTTTAAGCGTTGTTGACGGCTTTAGAGTCGAGCGTGGCTATTTATCTCCTTATTTTGTTACAGATAAAAATAAAATGACTTGTGAGTTTGATAAGCCCCTGATCTTCTTAGCCAATAGAGAATTTACTTCTATTCGTGACCTTATGAAACCATTAGAACTTTCTTTGGAGGTCTCCAGACCTGTCCTGGTTATCGCTAACGATGTAGAAGGAGATGCGTTGCAAGGTCTAGTGCTCAACAAAACAAAAGGAGCATTACGTGTTTGTGCAATTAAAAGCCCAGGATTTGGAAATTCAAGACATGATCTTTTAAATGATCTTCAAGCTGTTGTGGGTGGAACAATTGTTGATGCTTCTTTTGATATGAATAAATTCTCAATGGAAGATTTTGGTACTTGTAAAAAGACAATTACTCATCGAGGAAACACCCTGCTTGTTGCACAAGAAGGTCATAATAGAGATGATTATATCCAACAAAGAGTCTATGCAATTAAAAGCCAGTTTGACAATCCTGGGCTGGAAGATGTTGAAGTTGAATTATTGAAATACCGTCTACAGCAACTAGCCGGAGGTATTTCAATTCTCAGGATTGGTGCAGCAACAGAGTCAGAGCTTATTGAAAGATATGACAGAGTTGATGATGCACTACACGCAACTCGTGCTGCTCTTCAAGAAGGAATCCTTCCCGGCGGTGGTGTGGCATTGGCAAGAGCTTCTAAGTCGCTCCAAGTAGATATAGATTCAGAGTCTAGTGCTGATGTTAGAGCTGGAATTGAAATTATGCAGAGATCATGTGTTGAACCTTTTAAGCAGATTATTAGGAACGGTCACAACTCTCCGGACTCGTTATTAACTCAAATTCTATCTACAGATGATTATGTTGGTTATGATGCTCGAAATGATGTTTTAGGAAATATGTTTGACATTGGTATTGTTGATCCTCACAAGGTTGTAAGATGTGCAATTGAGAATGCTGTTTCTGCTGCTACGATGCTATTAAATGTAGGATGCTGCATGATAGAAATAGAGAAACAATCTAACGACGATAATAGTTATTAGAAAACCTATTGCAGGAAAGTGATATGAAAAAGATTAATGAGTCAATATACAAGCTTGAAAGAAAACTAACAACTTGTACAGCAACGCTTAAACTTGAACCTGATACACATATTCCAGATTTAATGACAAGAATTCGTATTCTTCCTGCAATAGCTGTTGTTGCTCAAAGCAAGAAAGTAGCAAGGTTTTTTGATGGTGATGATAGACTTGAAGTGAGTATTAAATTCTTGCCAAGAACTGAAGAAGTATATAAAAACCTCAAAGAGTTAGGTGGTTCTATTAAAAAACTTCCCGGTGTCAAGACTATTGCTTTTGACACTTACAATAAAAGAACTGTAACCCTAAAGGGTAAAAAAATAATTTTTTAATTTTTTTAAAAAAAAGGGTGTAAACCCAAAGTGTGGTGCTTATAATAAAATATGAAAATTTTATTTGAGCAAAACAATAGTAAAGCTATAAACTACGCATCGATGGAGGTTGTGATGTACCGTTATAGTAATAAAGATTTGGGATATTTGAATGACCAAACTTTAGGTGAGTATTATATGGAGCTTCGTTCTAAGCTGATTAAAAGCTCAAGAAAGAGATTGGATGATGAATCATCCAAAAATATGAGAGACCTAGAAGTTCATCTCTGCTATGTCACTCGAGAATTGCAAAATCGTGAAAAACGCGCTTTTTATGACAAGCAATTCAACGCTCAGCGAAAATCTATTTAACAGGAGGTAAATTAATGAGCAGCAAACTTGTACGATATAATAATTTTAATGACTTTTTTGATAAGAGTTTCTTTGATAATTTTGACGCTTTATTTCCAAGCTATACCAGTGGAGGCAACTTGAAAAGCTACGAAACATTTCCAAAGTGTAATATTTTTACTTCAGAAAATAACAATTCAGTAACCTTTGAATTTTTTGTTCCCGGTTTTGCAAAGGAAGATATTAACATCAACATTGAAAAAGATGTTATGACAGTTCATGGTGAAAGAAGTAAAGACAACCAGAATAGAAAACGATACATTACAGAGTTTTCAGATTTTCGTTTTCATAGAACTTTTGCTATTCCAAGCAATGTTAACGTAGAGCAAGTTGATGCTGAATATGTTAATGGAATTCTTACAGTTGAACTTCCATATCTTGAAAAGAAAGAAAAGACAACTCGATCTATTTCAATTCGTTAATTTTTTATTTACATTTATATTGCAAGGTTGTGTAACATGCAACCTTGCATTTTTTTTGTTATAATAAAAATATAATCCACAAACACAACACAACAAGGAAGGTGGCTTTTGTACTCAAACGCTTTAGAAAGTTATTTCAAACAGGTTTCAAATCATCCATTATTAACCAAGGAAGAAGAAATATCCCTGGCAAAACGAATCGAGTCAGGTGATATCGAGGCTAGAAAAAGAATGATTGAAGCTAATTTAAGATTAGCTATTAGTATTGCAAAGAAATATTCAAAGTATGGTAGCAATATTGAAGATTTAATTCAAGAGTCAAATATGGGTCTTATGAAGGCAGTTGAAAAGTTTGACTGGCGGAAAGGCTTTAAATTTAGCACTTACGCCTACTGGTGGATTAAACAATCTATTACACGTCACCTTACATCAAACAATTCAATACTCAAGGTTCCTTCTCATACAGTTTCAAACGCACGCAAGATTTGGCAAGTAATTCAAGAATATGAAGAAGAGTTTGGTGTTGAACCGACTGAGGAAGAAATTGCTGATATTCTAGAGATGGAAGTTAAGCAAGTTAAACAAGCTATGGCTTCAGCAAAAGCAAAATATGTTGCTTCTATTGATACACCTGTTAGTGATGATTCTAATAGGACCTTAGCTGATGTTTTACCAAGCAGTGCTAAATCAATTGAAGAGTCAATGGATGATGAAAGAATTAGAATGGGTATCGTAAAAGCTTTGAAGTGTCTTTCCAAGAGAGAAGAAATGGTTTTACGATTAAGATTTGGAATTTCAGAAGTTGAAGACAACGATCCAAACATTTACGAGATTAACGAAGAGGAGTAAATTAATTATGTCAATGCCAAAAGGTCACAAATCAGAAAACGGTTATTCAACAACTAAATCACTTGGTGGTATGACTTATCATCAAATTGCTGATGAAATGAATGAACGAGGCTATAAAATGAATCACTCAACAGCAAGGAATGTTTTTGTTTCTAGTTTAAATAAAGTTGCGAATAATCTTGCTGAATTGTATGATGTTAAACTTGATGAAAAAGAACTCTATCGATTGTCAACGGACCCAAGATTCCAAGAAGCAATTGTTGAGTTTATAAGTGAAATGGAGACATGAAAAAATGAAAGCATCGAATTTTAGAAACATACACTTTGAAACAGAGCTTCTTGAGTCTTTAGACTGGGACGGAGACAAACTGTTAGAATTATATAGTTATGTTGAGGAATCAACAAAGATTGATAATCCAAATTCGATGCACATGCTTAAAATATTTGAGCACATTTCGGAAAATTACTCTGAAAAAACTGCTGAATTAATAAAAAAGTTATTTGTTGAGTCTGAGAAGGAGATTAATAAAAATGGGAACTCAAAAGATTAAATTAGATTACTTCCTTAGAAAAACCAAAACTGGACTTAAGGTTTTTTGTGATAAAAACAATTTAAGAAGTTATGATGAATTATTAGAATACTGTTTAACAAAGAACTTTATTTCAGTAACAAAAGAAGAGTATAAAAAAGTTTTTCCTCCTGTTGTCTTGAAAGAAGAAAAAGTTGAAGAAAAAACTACTGAGGTTTTTGAAGTTGATAAACCAGTCACAGAAAAGAAAACTAGAAAGCGGCGATCTCGTAAAAAATCATCAAACCAAAAAGGTGGGAGTGGTGATTCGAAAATCAACTCATGATGGTTACTTCTTTATTTTAACCTCAGGGTTTATTCTTGAATGGCATGTAAGTAACATAGAAGCATAATACTTATAGCTATAAAAACAAAGGAGATAATAATGTCTTTAAATTGGGCTCGGCCAGGTCTTGGTGCAGTTGGAGAATATCAGGCATCTGGAACACCATTAGTTTTATCAGCAGGTACACATAGTTTAAAGTTTTATTCTAGAGCAATTGTAGTTCTTCCTGGTGGGACTCTAAAAATACATGATGGATCAAACACACAAAGTGGTACAATAACTGCACCAGCAGAGTCTGCTATTAGACTTGAGATTAGGTGTAAAAAAATAACAGTTACAGGATCGCCAGGTGTTGTCGTTGAATTAACAAACATTCATCATGACGCAGGTGAATTACCAGAATTCTCAGACTTAACCCTGTAAAACAATAAAAAAATGGCGCCTGTTGTTTCTAAGTTAGAAACCTACAATTCAGGTGACTTAGTTCTAATTTGTGACCATTATTCTGTGCCTGAAAAAGTTCAGAATAATGGTTTAATTTCGATTATCATAAGCACACATCAATCATTTGATGAAATACTTGCAATGTCTCCTGATGATATCGAAGAATTCAAAAATGTAAAGTTTTATGAAGTGATGTATAATGGCGAAACACACTTTATTACAAGCTATGACATCTTAGGGAAGATTCTATGAAAAACAAAACAATTGCAGTTAGTGGTGGATTTGATCCAATTCATGTTGGCCATGTTAGAATGATTTTAAAAGCAGCAGAATATGGTGACGTTATTGTTATCTTGAATACTGACGAATGGCTAGAAAAAAAGAAAGGTTACGCTTTTATGAGGTGGGAAGAAAGAGCTGAAATATTAAAAGCTATCTCTGGCGTTGTTGATGTTGTAAAATGTATTGACGAAGATAATACTGTTTGTGAGACTTTAAGACTATTATCTCCTACATATTTTGCCAACGGTGGAGACAGAAAAGAAGGTAATGTACCTGAAGAAAAAGTATGCAAAGATTTAGATATTGAAATGTTATGGGGAATTGGCGGTAACAACAAACCACAGTCTAGTTCTTGGTTGGTTGATGCTGTTCGACAAAAACAAGGAGAAAAATAAATGTCTACTGTTTTGTTTGACATGGACTGTACATTAACACCAGCCAGAAAAAAGATAGAAACAAACATGATAAAGGTCCTTTCAAGGTTACTTAACCTAACAAATGTTGGAATTGTAACAGGCTCGGGCTTTAATTATATCGAAGATCAGTTAGGTCCTATTTGGGACTCTATTAATTGCCCAAACCTTAACAATCTAACACTCTATCCTTGCAACGGGACTAAACATTATGAGTGGAATGATTTTAAGTGGGTACAGATGTCAGACAACAGTATGATGTACCATGTTGGAATGAGTGCATTTCAATCATTAATGAAACACGTTGTTAGATTACAAAACAAAGCAATGACTTGTGAAGAATTATTGTCAGATTCAATGTTTTTTGGTCATTTCACTTCAAATCGCGGTTCTCTTTTAAACTGGTGTATGATTGGTAGGGATGCTGCTGATAGAGATAGAAAAATATTCGAAGCTATTGATGAAGCAAAATGTGTCAGAACAATTTTAAAATCAGATCTAGACTTTGCATTACAAAACTCAGACATTACGCGTGATAAATTTACAACCGCTTTGGGCGGTAAAACTTCAATTGATATTTACCCAGTTGGATGGAATAAAACTTTTACTTTAAATAACTTTTATAAAGATCGACAAGTTTACTTTATTGGTGATAATTGCAACAAAGGTGGTAATGATCACGAAATATATCAAGACGTATTGCAGAACGGTCTTGGGGCCTTCCAAACATCAGGGCCTGATGAAACCATCAAACTAATAGAAGAACATATAATTCCTAATCTGTGAGGTAGATTTGAATATATTTGTGTTGGACGAGAGTCCTGTTAAAGCAGCAGAGTATCATTGTAACAAACATGTAGTAAAAATGATACTTGAAGCTGGTCAAATGTTGTGTGCAGCTCATTGGATGAGTTGGTTAGATCATTTTGGAAAATCTAGGAAAGACTTTAAACTCATGAGAGATGTTAAAAAGTTTCTTGCTGATGAGGTTCCAAAAGAAAAGCAACCTCCCTGGGGTTTGACTCACGTAAATCATCCTTGTACTATCTGGACAAGAGAGTCTGCAGAGAATTATTTTTGGCATCTAGAGTTAATGAGTTGTCTTTTAATTGAATATACCAATCGATATCAGAAACATCACAAGTCTGAAGCTGTGTGTCGCTGGCTTGACAAGAATGTACCTGTTAATTTTCCAAAAGAGGGTAGAACACCTTTTGCTATTTGTATGAACGAAGACTATAAAGTAAAAGATAGTATTACAAACGAATATAATGCAGTAGAATCTTATCGTAACTACTATAATATCGATAAGGTTCGATTCGCTAAGTGGGAACCAAAAGCAAATAGACCGAGCTGGTTTAAGGGAAATTAAAATGGAAAATCAAGAAATTCAAAAACTAGTTAAAATTAGAACTGAGTTGATAAATGAATTTTCAAGGCTTAAAGATTATAAGTCAGATAAGAATGCTATAATGAAACAAATTGATTGCGCTACTGTTTTACATAGAGCGATTAACGCCATTGACGATATTTTAAAAGGCCACGTTACGTTTGGTGGCTAGAAGTCATGGCTAGTATTACATCCATATCTTCGGGTAAAAATTGGCATTTATATACTATTGAAGGTGATAGCAATAATGTTTATTTAGAAGTTACAATTTCTACTTTTGATTTACCCCGAAGCGAAAATATCTCTATTACTGTACCTATTTCAATGACAATCCCAGTCGGTGTTTGGAGAGAAATAGTAAGAGACTGGAATGATTCTGAGTGGGGTAAAAATCCAGACTTAGATAATACTAACTTTTTAAAGAAGATCTCAGAGATAATTAGTAAAAAATCAGAAACTTAGTTTCAGTTTTGTAACACACCCGAATATGTAAGATATGAGAGCATGTTTTGTGCTTTCTAATCTATAAACATATCGGGGGATAAAATGAGACATAATTTCTGGCTAATTTTGTGTTTTCTTTCTAGTTTAAGTTTATTTAACAGCGGTTGTCAAGATACGACTTTTTATAAAGTTGATGATGAGAACCCTGAAATAGTTGTGTATCCTGAGCAAATTAATTTTGGTCACATTAGATCGGGTTATGAGTCAGGAGTTGAAAATTTTATTGTTATGAATGCAGGCAATGATGTGCTTAGCATTGATAATCCAGTTGTTGTTTTAGGTGAAGATAGATTTGAATTAGATGGTCCAGAGGTTATTACATTATCTCCGGAAGAATATGTTGAATATACTGTAACATATGTCCCAGAAACATATGAAGAAAACTATGGGACAATTGAGATATTGTCTTCTGACAGCAATGAAGAGCTTTCATATGTAGGATTATCAGGCTTTGGAGATGCGCCAGTTATTGATGTCTCTCCGATGGATGTTGATTATGGTGAGATTAGTCTCGGGTGTGACAATGAAGAAAGAATAACAATTAAAAATGAGGGAAACCTTAATTTGATTGTTGATTCTGTTTTGCAGTTAGTTAATCAACCAGCAGATATTATTATGGAATATGGGTCTTTGAATGATCCTCCCTGGGAGATTGAACCTGAAAACTCTCTTGATTTTTTGGTTTCTTATATCCCACAAGACATGGGCTATGATGAAAGTATAATATCAATTAAATCAAATGACCCAATCAATCCAGAAATTGAAGCTTATCAGTTAGGAGAGGCTGATTATCTTCAGATGTTTACAGAGACATGGCAACAAGACCCAGTTCCTGTTGTTGATATTATCTGGGTTATTGATGATAGTGGCTCTATGTCAATATTTCAAAGTATGTTGGCACAACAAATGACTGATTTTATGGACCAGTTTTTGTTAGTTAATCCTGACTTTCACATGGGTTTTATTACAACTTCAGATTATACATGGCAAGGTTCTTGGCCAGGATGGATTGATAATAATCATTCTGACCCCGTTGGGTGGTCTGCAAGTACAATCAATGGTATTGGTATTTACGGAAGCGGTATGGAGCGTGGTGTCGAAATGGCATATGAGGCACTCCAAGCTCCGAGCGTTGCAGGACCAGGTTCAACTTTTTATAGAGAGCATGCTAATCTTGCTATAATATATCTCTCTGATGAACCTGACTTTAGTACTGGTAGTTGGATAAACTACACATGGTTTTTTGATAATATTAAACCTAGCGTTGAAAATGTCAAAATGTACGGTGTGATTGCTGATTACCCAGCTGGTTGTGATTATATTACAGCTAACGGAATAACCAGACATTTAAACCCAGGTTATGGATATTATGAAATTATAAATTATTATAATGGTTCATGGTATTCAATTTGTGCACCTGACTGGGGAATTCAGTTAAAAGATTTAGCAGAACAAGTTAGCAATACTTCTACTTTCCAGTTATCAGAAACAGATATAATTGAAGAGTCAATTGAAGTATATGTTAATGGTCAACTGACTGAGGCGTGGATATTTGATGACAGTACTAATTCTGTTATTTTTAATGAAGGTTCAACCCCTCGTGAAGGACAAACCATTGAGATAACTTACGCAATCGCGGGTTGTTGATATGATGAATTCAATTATTAGGCTGGTAATCATATCAGTTGTAGCTGTTTTGTTTTATGCTTTAAGCTCAATTTTAGTTGAAAGTGTATATTCTAGACAAAAATTTATTGCTGGAGCGTGGGAAAAAGAACCTTTAGTTGTGATTTGTAGAGATAGTGAAATTAGAATTGCAACTGTTTTAAATGCAATAAACTATTGGGAAATTAAAGGATTTAAAACAGACCATTATATTATCGACTATGAAAATTATGTTTGCAGTCAAAGTTTTCCGATAGGTTTTATTGTTATTAGACATGAAGGAGAAATGCCTGAAGATTCTATTGGTGTTACTCGTAGAATGATTGTTTCTGGAACTGTAGTATCTGCTGAGATTATAATTCCAAATAATGAAGTTAATGTCCCGTTGATTTTGGAGCATGAATTAGGTCATGCTCTTGGTTTAAATCATATTAGCATTCCTGGTCATATCATGCATCCGTTTATTGATAGAGCAGGTGATAAATTCTGGATACCATAGGAGATATTATGTTCGGATTATTATTAAGTTTTTTATTGGGTTGTTCAAACTCAGACATTAAAAGTGATACTTCTTTGTCACAAAACATTGAAGATGTTGAAGCAGGTTGCGCTTCTGTAATTGGTGCAACTATTTGCAACTTTCAGGCTTTTGACTCTAATGGAGAAATTAAAAGTATTTATGATCTTAAAGGAAAACCTGTGATTCTTGATTTAAGTGCTATGTGGTGTGGCCCTTGTCAAGCTGCAGGAGCTAATACTGAAGCTTTTCAAACGTTGCATCCTGACATACATTACGTCACAGTACTAATCGAGGATACAAGTGGATATCCTCCTGATGTTGATGACGTGAGATTGTGGGATTCAACTTTCGGTATAGAAAGCGCTATGACTTGGGGTTCAGATAGAAGCTTGGTTACTAGTGATCCGCTTATGTTAAAAGAACAATTATATCTAGCTAGCTGGCCAACATTTTATTACTTTGATAAAGACTTGGTAATGATGGGTTATCAGGTAGGGTATAGTGAAGAATCTTTAAATCAAATTGCGACAATTTTAATGCAATGAGTTTAGAGAGTTAGGGGGTAAGCTGAAAAGAACCCACGCTTCCGTCATCATCAATTGTTAATGCAAACATTGTCCCGTTGGGAGATGATAGTATTAAACCTGACTCAGGACCAGAAAAAGAAACACCACCAGTGATAACAACTTCTGCATTAATCACTAATTTTCTATCATAAGAGCCAGAAATATATACACCAACATCGCTGCCAGCCTGATTTCCTGCAGGAAAACCTCCTAGATATAATACATCATTTCCACCATCGGAAAATATTGCGTGTGTTTGATTTGAAGTTTCCACTCTAAAATCAATATTTTCACTATTTTCATTTATAATAATTCTGTTAGTTCCTCTATTCGCTTCAACAATTTGCACAAAGTTTTTACTTCCTGCGACTAGATTAATAACATCATTTCCTTGCATTTGTATGTAAGTATCAGAGTTTCCGTTACTAATTGTTGACCCTGTTCCATCACCCCCACCGAGATAGATTCTATCAAAGTAACCATCTGTGGAACAATGGATGCTCCCTGTTATGATTAGAGCATGAGAATCATCTCCTGCTGTTCCGTCAACAATAACACCTTCGTTAAATCTAACTGTTGCTGCTCCCATGTTTTTTATCCTAGACATTGTTTTAATCTCCTTTATTTTTTGATATCTATAATTATTAAAAACGAGGATATATCTCAATGTTAGAAAATTTAAAAAATCGTATTATTGATAATGGCGGTTTTGTTAATGCACACGCGCATTTTGACAGAGCCTTTACGCTTGAAATGTTTTCTGAGCTGGAGACATATAAACATTTAGAAGAAAAGTGGAAACTCGTTGATAGATTTAAGGCTCAAGCATGTGCAAACTCATATGAAGAAAATGTTTTAAGAGCTATTGATTCTCAAATTAATTTTGGTGTAAGTCATGCATGCAGTTTTATTGATGTGGATTCTTTATGCCAACATGCAGCTATTGTGGGTGCTAAAAAAGCAGCTGCTGCACGCCCAAATTTTAAAATTAAGCTGGCTTGCCAAACTCTCAAAGGTGTTTTAAGGCCTGCAGAAAACGAGCTACTAGAAACAGTTTTGGATTCATTTGACATCATAGGTTCTTTACCTAGAGCAGACGGAATAAAGAACATTGAGAGACACTTAGATAAGGTAATGTTTTGGGCCAAGGCAAGAAATAAAAAGCTTCACGTGCATGTTGACCAGCTCAATTGTCAAAGTGAAAAAGAAACTGAATTACTTGCAAGAAAAACAATTGAGTGGGGTCTCGAAGGAATGGTTACAGCAGTGCATGGAATATCTCTTGCATGTCATGACAAGTATTATAGACAAGAAGTTTACAAGATATGTAAAGACGCTGGCCTTTCATTTGTTACATGTCCAAGTGCTTGGATTGACCATGTCCGTAGAGAGGATTTAGCACCAATTCACAATGCAATAACTCCTGTTGATGAATTATTAGAACACGATATTGTTGTTGCTCTAGGTTCTGATAATATTCATGATGTTTACAAACCATACGCTGATGGTGACATGATGTTTGAGCTGCGATTGTTACTTGAAGCTTGCAAGATATACGACGAGGATGCTTTAGTAAAAATTGCAACAGAGAACGGGAAGAAGGTTCTTGGAATCGATAATTAGAATTATGAGATTTACAAAACAAAAGCTACAAGAAGCGATAGTTCAAGGGGTTCTTTTTTCAGAGGGATTACTTTATCACGTTGAAAAAGAATTGTCATTATCAAAAAATATCTTCAGACCTGGCTCAGAAGCTTATTTCAATTTAATAAGAGAAGCACGTTACTGGTATGAAGAAGGTTTGCTTGAGATTGATGCTGTTGATTTAGATTTAATCAAGTCTGATTTAGGAGAATGGGGAGTTTACGAAGGTAGAAGAGTTGCCTTGGATTATCCAATTCTTGCGGAAATTGATGATGAAATGGAAGAAGAATTTAATCTTCTCGAGGGTCGTAAAAAGAAAAAGAAATCTTCTAAAAAGAAGAAATCAGGATCTTATTATCAAGGTAAAAAAGTTAAACTGAATAAACCATCTAGAAATCCAGGCAAAAGTGGCGGACAGTATAGAGTTTATGTGAAAGATCCGAAGACGGGAAATGTAAAGAAAGTTACATTTGGTTCTCGTGAGATGAAATTGAGATTGAGTAATCCTAAAGCTAGAAAATCATTTGCTGCTAGACACAGATGCAAAGAAACAAAGGATAAGACTTCAGCCAGATATTGGGCATGTAGAGCAGGAAGGTATCCTAGCTTAACAGGTTCTAAGTCAAGATATACATGGTGGTAAGTGAATCCTTATAAGATTATTGAAGAAGGTAATGATTATCAAATAAGAAGATTTGGTATTGATATTGATGATGAAGAATTATTGTGGCATAGAGATAAAGAAGATAGATTAATTGAAGTTTTAAGTGGTTCAGGATGGTATTTACAAAAAGAAAATTTATTACCAGAAAAATTGAAAATTAATGAAAATTACTTTATAAGAAATAGAGAATGGCACAGGATAATTAAAGGTATAGATGATTTAATAATTAAGATTAAATTTATAGAGAATAAAAATGAAAATAACAAGAAAACAACTTATTAAATTAATTAAAGAACAATTAGATTCTTCTCTGTTTCAATCAAGTGTTTTTAACGAACCAACATCAGAGTTTAACCCAAAACATCCAGATCTTACCATGGGAAACACAGGTTATAGACTTAGAGACATAGGGAGGGCTCCATACGGTAGTAAATATCCATCTATTGAAACTGATTATGATATTGCTACACCTGAAGAAATTGCTAAGTTTTTAGGTTACGCTAGCGTTGAAGAAATGGATGCTGCATTATTTAAGAAATATGGTAGATTATATGCACCTGACTCAGAAGAATCAGAGAAAAAAGACAAGACAGGACTTGAAGCTTATATCGAATTGCAAAAAAAATTAGCAAATGCAGAAAGAGGCGGCACTGGTGCAAGAGTTGAAAAAAGAGATCCCACACCAGCAGAAAATACTGGAAATTGGCTTTTTCCAAAAAATGAATCAATAATAAGAAGATTAATTAGAAAAGTTTTGCTTGAAGGTGGAAATGCTTTTGAAGGAACTTACGAAGGAAGAATTCCTGCTAATGATGTTAAATCAATAGTTTTAGCATTTAATGTTGCAGTTTTAAACAAGATCGGTTTAAAAGGTTTGCCTGCAGGAAGCACAAGAGACCCTTCTCCTGAAAGAGGTGCTGGTGATATTGATTTAGTTGTTGATAGTAATGATAAGGCAATGATTAGAGAACAGGTTGCTAGTATTTTAGGTCCTGAAAATGTTAAATTTGTTGGTCAATTGGTTTGCGCTAAATTTCCTTATGAAGGCCTAGGTCATGTTCAGATAGATTTAATTCCTTCTGCTACTCCTGAAGATACTCAATGGCAGATGTCCGGTGGTTCTGCTACTGGAGCTAAGGGGATATTTAGAAATCTTCTTTTGGCATTCTTTGCTAAGAAAGCTGGTGAAAAAGAATCAATGGAAAGAGGTGAGGAAGGAAGCGTAAAATACACTTTGGCATGGCCCGGTGGGTTAATGAAGAAAGAAAAGACAGGTGAAAAGATTCCCACGAGAGGAAAAAACAAAGGAATTCCTCAACCAATATACTCAGACTCTTTTGAATCCAGAATCTCAAATCCTGCAGAGTTTCTACCATTAATTGGTGTTAGTTTAAGTCCAGAACAAGCATCAAACTTTGAAAGTTTAGTTGAAGCTTCTTTGACTGATGAAGTATTAAAATCTTATATTCAAGAGTTTGCAGAAACTTTAGATCCGGAAAACAATAGAATCATCAATCGTTCACCTGCAATGATTGATGCAGTAAATAAAGTAATCGAATACATCCAAAGCAAAATATAAAAAATGACACCCTTAATAAAGATAACAGATAGAATTTACGCTAAATTAGAAACATATCAGCCTACTGGTTCAGTCAAAGACAGAATGGTTCAATATATTGTTGATGAAGCTGTTAAAACAGGCAAGATTATCCCGGGCAAAACTGAGGTTTATGAAGCTACAAGCGGTAATACAGGTATTGCTTTGTCAGCTGCTGCTGCTCGGTTAGGTTGTAAATGTAACATCATCATGCCTAAAAACATGTCGATTGAGCGTAGAAAAATGATGAAAGCTTTTGGTGCTGATATTATTTTTGTTGAAGACAATGCTTTTAAAGAGGCTATTGAAATTAGAGATGAACTAGTTAAAAAATACAATGGTTGGAGCCCAAATCAGTTTGAGAACCCGCTAAATGTTGAATGTCATTACTTGCAAACTGGTCCTGAAATTCATAGTCAGGTGAAAGAGTTGGGTTTAGATTGGGATGCATATCTTCATGGTTCTGGAACTGGCGGAACAATGATGGGCATGAAAAAGTATATTGATGAAAATGTACCAAGTGTCAAGTGTGTTCTAACACAACCCGCTGAAGACAATGCATCTCATGGTATTCAGGGAATCAATGACGGCGCAGATTTTCTATTAAATCCAGAAATGATGGATGAGTTCATCTATGTGAAGACCGAGGATGCAATAAAGCGGATGCAGGACTTTGCAAAAGAGACAGGTTTGTTGGTTGGTATTTCAAGTGGAGCAAACATATTATCCGCTGAGAGGTATATAGACATGCATGAACCAGAAGGTGTAATCATAACGATGTTATGCGATCGCGGTGAGCGGTATTTATAATGCAAGACGTTGAGGAAAATTGGCGAAAGGCAGATGGAACTCAATGTGATTTTAACGATGTTGTTGAAGATTTAAAGAAATATGTTGCAGCTGGTGGTATTGTCTACGTAGGGTCTGACAGCATGCTTGATTCTCAAAAGTGTACATTTGCAATAACAATTTGTATGCATATGAATCATGGTGAGATTGCTAATTATTATTTTAAAAAGTTTAGAGTTGAAAAAGAAAGATATGTTGATTTGAGGTCTAAAATAACTGAAGAGATAAACATAGCAATTCAAACAGCTTTAAATATTAGGGCTAGATTTCCTGATGCAGATATTGAAGTTCACGCTGATGTTGGCAAGACAAAAAGGTCAAGGACAAGAGAATTTGTTGAATTTGTCAGGGGTTGGATTACAGGTGTTGGTTTTGTATGTAGAGTTAAGCCTGAGTCATGGGCAAGTTCAATAGCAGATTGGCACACAAAGTAATAGTTATAATAGTTTTAAATAGAGGTTCTTATGAAGATCGGAGTTTATTTAGGTTCTTTTTCACCTATGCATAAAGGTCACGAAGCAGTAATCAAACAAGCAGCAGCGCTAAATGATGTGCTACTTTTGTTTCCCGGGTTGGGTGCAAAGGGTGCAAAGAAGGGTACGAAAACTGTAAACAAAGTAAAGATGAAAAAATTTACTAGACTTCCTGGTCAGACCATGGTTACATCTGATGTTAAAAAAGCACAGTTAAAAGTTTTCAGAGAATTGCTTTCTGCTGGTATGGATGTTGATAACATTCAGAAAATAAAAATAATTATGCCCGGTGAAATTGTAGGTGGCTTTACAGCAGCACCTGCACCTGTTGCAAATGTGTATGGGATTGTAGGAAGTCTTGCTGAACACTATAGAGATTTTGGTGGTGCAATGAAAGGTGTTGATTTTCCCTTCTTGGGATTGGTTGATGATCCTGAGGTTTATCTATATTCAGATAGTTCAGTTGAAGATTTATCCAGAACTGGTCCACCAGCATTTAAAAGAAGCTTACCGGGTGTTAGAAAGGGAGAAATTGAACCTGAAGTTATTGATGCATTATTTGCTAAGGGGATTGTTAACTCTGTTGGTGTGAGAAGAGGCGGGACTCAAGAAACTGAATCTGAGCTAGATTTCCCAGTAAGCTACGTTGATTTTGAAACTCCCGACGTAAGTTCTACAAAGCTGAGAAAGATGATTTTTGATTTAAGAAATGCTACTTCAGATGATGAAAGAACAGAAAAGATAATGCAAATTGCTGATCTTTTACCTGATACATTTCCGATGGAAAGAAAATTAAACTTTATCAAGAAGCTAAGCGGTCTAGATATTGAAAGGGGTGATGAATTCATTTCAGGAAAAGAAGATCCGGATTTTGTATTTGAGATCAAACGTGCAGAAAAAGGGACTTCTGAGTATTCCACTTACTTAGAAGAAGTTATTGATGAGTTGCATCATTTGAAGTCAAGTTATGGTTCTAGAACAAAAGCAGGAAGCAGATACAGAAAAGAAGCTCATCAGATTCAAAATGCAATTAGTGCTATCAAACAAATGAGAAGAAAGAATGAAAAAGTTATTCATTCAAACAATCAAGAGTTAAATGAAAGAGTTGTTAGAAAAATAGCAAAAGAAAGACAGAACATAGAAGAAGAATCTTTTGATCGTGATGTTTTAAAAGACTTTTTTAGAAAATTTAGAAAATAAAGTGTTATAATCTTCTTATGAGATTTAAAGAAGAAATAGAAAAGATTAAAAGGCTTGTTGTCGAAGCAACTGACAGTGAGTTTCATGTTGGAATGAAATCAGATGATGGTGGTCCTCACTTTGTGATTTACTTGCCGCATGATGCAGAAACAGACAAGATTTTTGAAACAATTCCACTATTTGCATTTTCGAAGAGATATGTAATCATGATGGTCCCGGAAGAAATCCTTAAAGACATAAGGAGCAAAGATGCTAATCATAAAAAAGAAGCAATCTAATTCAAATCAACTCCCAAAACCAATTAGAGGAAAATCTCAAATTCAAAAAGCCTTTAAAGCTTATGCACATAATGTTACGAATTGTAGTAACACAACTTCTCTAACAGGTAATAATCAGGCCCAGACATCAAATTTACAGTCTTTAAATCAAAGATTGTTACAAGAAGCAATTGAATCAAAAGTTAATGACCTTATAGAAATTAAACACAATATCTTTTATAGGGTTATTAAGATGGTGCCAATCTACGGGTATAGAAACGGCGATAATAATAGAGAGATTATTAAACTTCACTTAGAGGCAGGAAAACTTATTGTAAAGTATGCTGTTGCAACAGTTGAAGAAATGGAGGATTGTGGATTTACAATGCAAGAATTCATTGAACATGTTGTTGAAAAGGGCGGTAAAATAGTCAAACCAGATTCTAAGTTTTTGGAAAGCTTGTAACACATGTAATGTTTAACTTTTTGTTGTATAATAATAAAAACTACAACAACTAGGAGAAACATGCCACACGATTTCAAAAAATACTTTCCTTACGACTCAGTTCGTAATGAACAACAAAAAGCAATTGATTTCGCACTTCAAACACTACTTGATGAAGATAAAAAGTTTGTTGTTATTGAAGCTGGAACTGGCGTTGGTAAATCAGCAATTGGTTTAACAGTTGCAAGATATGTTGATGAAGCATTAGGTAAATCAGAAGACTTTGAACTAGGTGCTTACTTTCTAACAACGCAAAAAGTCTTGCAAGAACAATATGAAAAAGATTTTGGCAATCCTGCTGGATGTATGGAATCTATTTACTCTGCTAAAAACTATCAGTGCACATATCACAAACAAAATGACTGTCAAACCTCACAACAGTTGTTAAGAACATCACCGGAAGGAAGAAACAAAGGTTCAGCTTTCTTTAAAAACTGTCGAGGCAATTGTACATACAAAAAGAAAAAAGCCAAATATCTTGAATCACGCGAATCTGTTTCAAACTTTCAATACTTTATTACCGAGTCTACTTATAGTGGCAAGATTACACCACGCAATGTCCTTGTTATTGACGAGGCCCATAACACTGAAGATGTTTTGAGTAGATTTGTTGAGGTTTCAATAAGTCAATATTTCTGTGAGAAGATTGTTAAGGCTAAATGGCCTAGCAAGATTACACCCGTAGCTTTCTTTAAGTGGGTGAGAGATGAGTATCAACAAAAAGTCCAGTCTCAGGTTTTAAACTTTGAAAGACAGATTGAGAAAATGGGTTTGTCATCAAGATTAAAAGATTTCCAGACCCTATCAATGAAGTATGACATGTTAAAAGGTCACGCAGAAAAGTTAACTGCATTTATTAAAGATTATTCTGCAGATAATTGGGTGATGGAAATTGAAGAAACTGAGAGGCGTGGATTCAAAAAGGTGATTTATAGGGCAATTGATGTAAGCAAGTTTGCTGAAGAATACTTGTTTAAGATGGGTAAGAAGGTTATCTTCTTGTCAGCTACCATATTAAACCCAAATGCTTTCACAGATGCACTTGGTTTAACTTCTAGGAGCTTTAATGCTATTAGCATACCATCACCATTCCCTGCAGAGAACCGACCTATTTTCCAAGCTTCTATTGGTTCTATGAGTTCAAAAGTAATTGAGTCTAGCTTGCCAAAATTGAAAGAAGCAGTTGAAGCCATCTTAGCGCAGCACCCTGATGAGAAAGGTATGATACATTGTCATACCTATAAAATTGCTAACTATTTAAAGCGCAACATAAAAAGCAATCGAATCATCACACATAATTCTGAAAACAGAGATGCTAAGTTGCAGGAGCATATTCGGGCAAAGAAACCAACAGTTTTGTTGTCACCATCAATGACTGAAGGTGTAGACTTAAAAGAAGATTTGTCAAGGTTCCAGATTATTTGTAAGATACCATATCCTTATTTGGGTGATCAGGTTATCAGGAAACGGATGAACAAATATAAGGGTTGGTATGAATTACAGACTGCAAAGACAATTGTACAGTCTTGCGGCAGAAGTGTACGTTCAAGTACAGATACAGCTGTGACTTATATTCTTGATAGCGATTGGTCTCGATTCTATAATAGAAACAGCGGAATCTTTCCAAAAGATTTTAAGAAAGCATTGATGTAGTTATAATCTAATGTGGAGGTTCATATGAACATTAGAGAAGGTGATACTGTAGAGTGTTTACACCACATGTCTAATCGAGGAAAAGTTCTCAAGGTATATTATGTTCCAGTTACTGCTGGAAATGGAGCCGGGGCTTTTACAAAGAGAACAATGGTTGTCTTTGAGAGCGAAATGGATGGTAAGATATATGACATGAGAGCGCAAGACTTAAGAAAAGTAAGAGAGTAATGTGACTTTCCGTCAGGCTATAGCATTTTTTTGTGCTCCAATTAATTTTCTTTTGTTTGCTTTTGGAATAGATATAGAAGATTATGAGATTGTAGCTTTAGCAATTGTTTCAACAATGCTGGTTACGGTTCCTGCTTTATATGAGTATTATGATGAAAAGAAAAAAGAAAAGCCAGACGATTAAAGATTTATATTTAGACAGACCCACAAGTCATGGTGGATGGCCTGATGGACACAAGGGTGGATATGTTGACAATAAGAAACCTGTTCATCAGCAGATAGCTGATTATTTGACTGCAATGGGTTTGACTGATGATGTTCCTCACGCACGATTGAGTGAGGTAAGGATACGGGCAATAATTAGAAACATTCTATTATCGAGTAATACTTATAGAAGTTAGTTTTGTGGGTGTTATTGTGGGCATTAAAGACATTTCAACGTTTACTTCTCGCTTAGATAAGCTTCAAAAATTAAGTGAAGATTTATGTGAAAAAGAGAAAGAAAAGTCTGGATTGATTGATTGTAGAAACTGGGTGTTAGTTCAATTAAACATCTTGTTAGAGATGTCTGGGAATGAATCAGCTACAAAAGAAGACTTATCTGAGAGGATAAAAGATATTATTTGTGTTTTAGACCCGGAGGAAATTTAAATGTCAGCAGAAAATGGATGGGCAGAGTATTCGAAGCTTGTGTTAAAAGAGTTGGCAACTCTGGCAACAGGAATAAAAGAATTAAATGAGAGCTTACAAGATGTAAAGCAAGAGATAACTGCAATGAAGGCCAAGGATGACAAGGTTCAGGAGTTGGTTAAGTGGAAGGCACGTGTTGATGAGGTGGCTTCACCGACTCAGTTGAAAGAGTTGCAATTGCAGGTTGAAGATTTGAAGTTGTTTAAGACAAAGGCGATAACAGTTTTTGCTGTTGTGCAGTTTATAATGGCAGCTATTTTATTTGCAAAGGATTTGCTATGAAAATAACAAGAAGACAATTAATAGAACTTATAAAAGAAACAGTAGATATCGCCCCAGGCTTAGAAGATGACCCTGTAAGCTTAGCTATAGTTAAGGCTAGAGCTTCTGCAAACAAGAATACTGCATTTCCAATTTTGCATGATATTACATATAATCTTTCAAGTGGTGATTCAGGAATGCTTGAAGCTTCTAAAGGGCTCTTAGATTCTAAGCGAAACAGAGCTTATGAGAGCTACGATATCCAAACAATTGCTCAAAAAGACCAATACTTCAAAGAGACAATAGAAGAACTTAATAGAAAAAACACGCAAAATATATCAGCTTCAACGTTAATAATACCCACCTTTGACGAATATGAAGATGAAGAAATTCAAAAACTTACGACTTCATCAGCAGCAGAAAAGATGCTGTCAGTAAAAGATTACTTCAAGGGTGTTAATTCTAACAATGAGTTTATATCGACATATGTTAAAAATCTTAAGGGAGTTAATCCAGAAGTAGCTGTTCAATCAATTCTTGATGTAATGTCTTGTACAGATTTTAACTTTGAAGAAGATAATGATAGATGGGAAATTGCAGCTTTAATAATTTGCAGCTTGTTCTTAAGGGGGACTTTCAATCACACAGATGCTACAAGTAGAGGCGTCGATGTTGAAGGTGGAAAATACAAAATAGAAGTAAAAGCTTCACAAAAACCCACGCCGCAAGATAACTACAGTAATACAATTCCTCCGATGGATGAAAATAAATACTATGTCTTTATAGCAACAGATAGATGTTATTTGATTAGGTCAGATATTTTAAGAAGGTATTATCTTGAACCCGTGACTGATGAACAAGCTGAACACTTTTCAGGCGTGGCAGACAAACAATATGTTTCAGACTTCTTAATGAGACCTGAAAAGTTATTTGACAAACTAAATCTTTCAGATGTTGAAAAAGATTTTGAAACTTTTAATTCACAAGCAATTACAAAAAGTCCCGAAATAGCTGATTTACATGCTAAAATTAAAGGTGATATTATAGACTCTGCTGATTCATTAGCAGCAAGTATCATACAAACAATTGCAGGAGTACCAGATAGTGGTAGAATTAATGCTCCAAAGTTTGGTTTTGGCGGTTTAAAAATAGCAATGAGATTAATCTCAAGACCTGAAAAATCTGCAGGAGCTTTAAAAGCAAAGTCTATTGTAAGTGACATATTTAGGAAAGACCCGGGATTGAGTTTGGTTGATAAATTCCAGATTATAGTTTCTACATCAAACAAGGCTTTGTTTCCAAATACTAAAATTAATGTCACCAAGGATGATAGAAAAGAGCTTACTAATATGGCTGTGGAATTATTAAATCAAATTAATCAAGATTCTAATCTTGCTCAAGAACTTTTTAATCGTATTGTTCAATCATCCCATTTTGAAAAAGAAATAATGAACTTGGAAACGCCTACAAAAGTTACGAATCTTATCAAAGCTTTGTTTTTAAAAGTTTTGAAAGATAGTGGAATGTCATCAAGTACAGCAAAATCAGAATTAAAAAATAAACTTCCTGAATTTTATAAGACAGAAATGCAAGAACCTAAGGATAAAGGTTTTGGTTTTCTAAGTAAATCTAACAGTCAATCTCTATCCCCCCTTCCAGAACCTGACTTTAGATACAAGCCAAAAGCGGGTGATTTAAGAGAAGACAGAAAGATTCAAGAAAGAAGACGAATCTATGAGCTGGGTGAGAGTCACGCATCCCTATTAAGAAAGAAGTATTACGGTAGAAGATAGTTGTAAAAAGATGTGTATCGTTGTAATGTTTTGTTATGACGGTACGCAAAACATTTACAGTAATTAACAATAAAATCTACAAGATAGTTGAAATAAAGTCGAGAGGTCCGGCAGGCTCCACGATAATTACTAAGCATATGGAAGAAGTCACAAATCCTGAAGAGATTTTAAATGAAGTTTGATCACGTAGCATTACAATCAGAAAACATTGCTAATTCTGTAAAGTGGTATATTGAAAACTATGATGCCAAAGTTTTGTATGAGGATGATACCTGGGCGATGATGGAAATAGCTGGTGCAAGAATAGCATTAGTATCTCCTAATCAACATCCTCCACATTTTTGTTTTGAAGTTGATGATAAGTTTATCAGTGAAAAGTTAAGTTCGAAAGTCTTTAAAAAACATAGAGACGGCTCTGAGTCCTGTTACATCAGAGACCCGGACGGTAATTTCATTGAGTTCTTAAAGTGGCCCGATTAAATTGGACAGGATGCTTAGTTAGACTTAAATCTGGTAAACTAGGACTAGTTCTACACCAAACCAATTACGCCAAAAAGATCAACTCCAGGATTAACAAGAGGTCAACCCTAAAAGGTAATTTCTTGTTGGTTTACACAAGCAACGGTAGCATCATGGTGGACTCAAATGATATTGAAAAAATACAATGCCTTTAAATCATACGTGCAAAATAGAAACGCCTTTTATTATAATATAATAGAAGATGAAGAAGAATATGACAAGCTTTGCGTTTCAACATTCTATAAGTTTGTTGACGGTTGCATCAAAACACTTGAATACGCTTTCTTCGCTATCAGTATAGTATCATTATACTTTTTTATTACGCACGAGATTTTAAAATGAAAAAATGTTTTGCTCGAAAGTTTAACAGTGCTGTTGATAAAACAGGAGAATTTGTTATTGCTGTGTCTTTAACAGCATGTGTTTTACTTTCTTTTGGAATAATTACATATAAAAAATACATTAAGGTGAAAGAAGATGACAGAAATAATGATGACAATCATAGAGGAACTGGAACTTAGACAAAAAGTTATTAATGTTCGAGGTGGAAGAGGTTATAGCGCTGGACACCCTCATGCTCCTCGTCAAATATCAGGTTATGGTGTCATTGACCCTACTGAAGAAGAACCAGAAGAATATACTAATAAACCCGTCAAAGTAAGCAAAGCTTTTAGGAAGTAAACATGGACGACAACCCTTTCGCGGAAATAGAATATTATGCGCATGTCTTTGGCTATAATAAGTTTAGAGACTTGCCAAATGATTTTAAAGCATACATAAAGTTCTTTAAAAATGGTAAAGACATTGTTTTAACACAACGTAACAATCAAAAGTATATAACTTTTTATTCTGATGTAGAATCTAAAGACTTCAGACGTGGCGACATAATGTATGCAGCATTGGAAGAAATAGAAATAATGGTGGAAACATGAGTGAAGAATTTCAAAGTGATTTTGAGTATAGAAAACTTTATACTCAGACATGTCTAACTGAAGAGGATTTATCTGTTACAAATGCCGTGTTTGCAATTAGATGGACTTATCCTGGCGCTACAAACCATACAACTGGACGTGTTAGAATAACTTGTATGTACTTTGATGAATATGGAAGCATTGCTCCTGTAAGTGGCGCAATTGAAAGGTTATCTGACAGAGGCTGGTTGTTTATAGACGAGTTTTGTAATGATAGCGTTTCATTTAACAATGCTGATGAATTTGTTGAACACATGATGTTATTGGCTCATTCTTTTATCATGGGTGTACCTGTTGATGTAATTACAGGTGATGTTAAACCAAAACCTAGAAAACCTTCAAACCCGGGAACTAAAAAGAAAGAGGTTCCGGACAAGAAACCAACAAAGTTAAAAGTTTTAAAGTTTGAAAAGCCTTCAGGTGAAGCAAACAGTTATAAGGCTGCATTAAAAGAAAAAGACAACAAAGATAAGAAGGTAAAGCCTAAAAAGAAACCTCCTGTAAAAAAAGACCCAGGGGATGATGATGATAATTCTAGTCCTAGTTAATAATTAGTATTATTTAAAGGAGACACACATGGGTGGCGCTGGTGGACATATGAGACATCCTTTTGACTTAGAAAGGGTGCAATCCGGAAATGACTTAATTGAGATTTTTGATGATTTAAAATCTTACGCACAACAAGCAGCAGAATTAATTAACGTTAAAATTGACGGTATCAATGTTTCTTTTAAGCTTGCTGGTAATGAATTTGCAGTAGATAGAGGTTCTCAAAAACCTATTGACGTTGAAGGTGTTACTTTATCAAGAATAGGAGAAAGATTTGGAGAGAATCACGGCATGATTCCTGCAATTACAAATCTACTTACTATTTTAAATGAAGCACTACCCATGATTAAGCCCGAGCTAAAGACTTTAGGACTTGTTGATAACCCACACTATTTCTTAAACACAGAGTATGTTATGGGTGCTACAAACGCTGTTGGCTATTCAATGAATTTTATTGCAATTCATGGTGTTAATGCTTTTTATGAAAAGTATTCTAGGGTCCCAAAGAAAATAGCTGCACAAACAGGTGTGAGCTTAATAAAGACTAGAGACGGTTTACCTAATCCAGATAATAAAAAATCAGGTTCTGTTGAAGTGCCATATGATTCACAGGCTATGATGTCTTTGATTAACAAATTAAATACTGTTTCTCAAAAACATGGGTTTAAAGTCTTTGGCCCAATACCGACGCAGAAAAAAGAAGATGTAACAATTGACTATTCTTCTTCTTTAAACACACCATTTAGAGTTAATGTCTCTGAAGAATATAATGACAATTTTGGTGGAATTGACCATCTACAAGGAAGACCTCTTAAAGATTGGCTCTCAGAAATTATTGTTAAACCAGCACAGTATGTTGGTAGATACGACACAATGTATAAATCCACTGATGGTAGACGTATTAGTCCGTTTGACAAAAGAATATATTTAGCTATCTTAGAGGGCAATACACCTTTAGATACTCTTGTAGTTTCTACTGAAGATGCTGATGGAGTTAGAGCATTAATTGATGGTGCAGTTTTAATGCATGCTACAAGACTACTTGGTAATGATTTCTTAAAAGGATTAACTTCAGAAATAGGTGACATGATTGGTGAAGAAACAAATCATGAAGGTGTCGTCATTAGAGATGAACAATTCAGTCCCTATCCTTTTAAAGTGACAGGTGAATTTATTGTTGATGTCTTGGGTGGTGGTATTGCACAAAAAGTTAAATCTGAGAAACCTGTCTCAGAATCTAAAATTAGAAGAATTATCAGAGAAGCAATTAGAAGAAGACTTAACTTGTTATTCTAAGTGTTTCATTGCTACTGGCCATAATTCAGTTACTATTTCTCTACAAGCCCGAGCGACTTGTTGAATCTCCCATTGAGCATGCGAATCTTCTCTTAGTTTAATAAACTTAATTAAGTTGTTAAGATTTGTCGTGCCGTAATACTCAGTATAAAGATTCTGAGGCAGAACGCCACGCGCCTGCTCTCTACAGACACCTTCGCTAACTAGCCTGTTATATAGGTCAAGTGAAGTTTGGTGATGATTTTTGATGGCTTCTGCCGCGCATGTGCCATAGTCTGGGTCTGCTAAGTCAGGCCATATTACAGGATTGACCTGGTCTTCATTGCTTGCTTGACGATTTGATTTGTGTTGAGTTCTAAAAGAAGTCGGCTCATAGAATTGTAAGTTCTCTTCTGTGTATCTTCTACTGACTTCGTTGTAAGACCACGTTCTGTGTCTGTGATGTTGACCTCTTACGAAAAGTGGTACCTTGAATCTAAAGGTAACAACATTATGTTCTAAAGTAGATGTGTGTTTGTTGGCAATTAGGTATTTTATTAGCTTCTCGTCTCTGACATCGAGCGCTGATTTTTGTTTGCCAAAGCTAACTCTTGCTGCATTTACGATTGTTAGGTCATCACCCATGTGTTGAACATACTCAACAAAACCGATGTTGTCATTGTAGATAAACATTAAACCTCCGAATATTTATAATACTATGTTTTAACATGATTTAAAAAAGATTATAATCATAGTTGTTATCTAGATAATGGAGAAAAAATGGCAACAGTCAGACTGAAGAGAAACGATAGTTTTGAGAAAGCTTATAGAAAGTTCAAACGTTTAGTTGAAAAAGAAGGGATTCTTAGAGACTATAAAAAGCATGAGTTTTATTCAAAACCTTCTGTAGCTAAAAAAGAAAAAAAGAAAGCAGCAGAAAAACGTCGTCGTAAAAACGAGATGCGTCAAAGCCGCCGATAGTTTTCTTGCAAAGTCTTTTGAAGAACCATAATTAAGTTAATAAGGTTATGGTTACGACATGAAATTAACAAGAAAAGAATTAAACACACTAATTGAAAGTTTTCTCTTTGAACAAGAGGCGGCTGAAGAAGCTGCTGAAGAAGAAAAGTTACCCGATATTGAAATACCAATCAATTATGATAATGGTACTGACAGTGGGATATCAATTGTTTTAAGAATGCTGGGTCAAAAAATTCAAGCTTTTATAAAAGAAGCGGGAAAAGAGACAAAGCTAAACACAGAAGCAGAAGTTAAAGCTGCTTTGTTTGGAGCCTTAAAACATGCTTATGACACAATGAAAGATCCAGAGTCACGTGAGAATCTAGTCAATTGGATTGAAACAACCATTGATGGCGGTATAAAATCATTTGAGCAGAAAAAAGGTAGGTTCGGTTTGTTCTTTCAAAAGTTAAGAGACAGATTATTTAAGTAAACTTTTCATGATGGGGGTCAATGAAAAAGTTATGTATAGGAGACATTGCGAGAGCTAATACTAATACATCTATTACAAAAGCAAACGTAAAAGTCGGTGACATTGTTAAAGTTGAAGTTCCATGGGATGAATGGAAAAGTCACATGTGTCTTGTTCTTGAGCTATCTAGCAGGACAATGAAGTTATATAGCTTTGAAAAAAAAGAAACACAAATTTGGTCACGTTATGTAAAATGCAGTACTATACTGTAATTTTACTACATGGCAAGAAGAAAAAGAAAAGAAAAAGAAATTAATATTCGTGTTGGTGATGACATCAATACAGCAAAAGTTGGTGAGTTTTGTTATTACTTAGATTATGACAATTCCATCAAGTGGGGCGAGATTAACAGGATATTCGAAGAAAAGCATGGCACAGTATTTGAAGTAAGATGCCAAACTGACTATCGTTATACCTGTATTCTCCCGCAATACTGTTCATTCAATGAAACTGATTTGAAAAAGATGAAAAGGAGATAATCAAATGAATGATGAGAAAAAACTAGAAGAATTTGTTTCAAAGCTTCGAAGAATTGAAAATGAAATCAGACTCTTGCAGCAAGACAAGAAAGACCTTTTTGATGATTATAAAAATTATTTTAAACCAAAGGTTTTGCGTGAAGCACTCCGTGTTGTCAAGAAGCGCATTGAGTTTGGTGAAGATGTTAATGAACTTGATAACATTGTTGAACATCTTACCAAAGATTTTGATACTGAAGAATAGTTTATGAATCCAATCTGTCCGGGAGACCTAGTAAGAATAAAGAAGGATTTCGTAAAGCATTTACCTGTTAGTGCTGATGATAATTGCTGGCGTTCTCCTATGCTTGTTATTAGCGTCTCACCGGACAGAAGTGATTCCTTTGAAAATGATATTTTGCAAAATAATAAAAGGTTAATATTTCTAATGCTAGCTACGGGTCGTAATGTTCTGATAATTGAAGATTATTTAGAAATAGTTTCTAAGGGTGAAAATAATGTTTCAGTGGATTAAAAAACGGTTGTCACACAAACTAGAACACATAAGTCTAAATAGTATAAAAGCCACTTTCAGAGAACATGGCTTGGCGCTTGTTGTGATAATAATTGGATGGGAGATTATTGAGGACTTATTGTTTCCTTTAATGTTTGGCTATTTAGGTAAGGTTGTCCATCCAGGATTTTTTGCTTTGATACCGGCTAGTATTCTATTTTGTTTACATTGGCTTGTTGTTCCCTTCTTGTGGGCAGCATGGATAAAAGTTACAGGGAAGAAAGCAAAAGAAGTTCATTCATGTAATCATGAACATTAGTTTTTATAATATAATTAATAACAATTTAAGGGGCCGATTTAGATTCGACGGGGTAGAATCAAGGGGAGAGTGCAAGCAGGGAAGATACGTCCTTAACAGTTCAAATTTTATAAGTGCCAACAATAACGCACACTATGATTCTGTAGCTTTAGCTGCTTAATCACGCCGGTATCTCTTCCGGTGTAAAACAAGAGGTTAGTCAGATGGATGAGACGATAAAGTTATAAGGGAGTCTCCGGACTCGGCCGAATCCGAAATGGTTACCCTGTTGGTAGCAGGTGGAACTCTAAGGCCACACAAGAGTTGGATGTGAAAAAAGGTGGCTATCTTTCTGGTTAGAGAAATAATCAGACAAGCTTGTGGATGACTCAAACTAAGACTGCTGCGGACAGGGGTGCAAATCCCCTCGGCTCCACCATTTTATTACAAAAAAGTCTGTGTATAATAAAAGTAGCAGAGAGGTTAATATGAAATCACTACAACACACCAATGTAACTCAGGGCGCTGATCAGACATTGATTCAACAAAACATTCAAGACTTTGGTTCAAATCAAGAAAGATTAGCAATGTTAAATGGAAACAATGAGGTTACTCATACAGTTGTTAGTGGAGAATCTTATTGGTCAATTGCTAAAAAATACGATGTTCCAATTGAGAATGTTCAGTCAGCAAACGACTGGAAAGAGATAATTCATCCCGGTGATGTTATTACGTTTTCAATAACAGATGTTGCCTCGCAAAGAGAAGAGCAACCACAAGAATCACAACCTGAAGAATACAGTCCAACCATTGGTAGAGAATTAGCTGCAGCTAGTTTAGCTGAGACTGCAGGTAGAACTAAGTCAACAGGCATGTGTTATTTTCATGTTGCAAATGCAGTTGACAAAACAATTGAGAGGTTTCTCTATGGGGGTCACGCTTACATGGCAGCTGATCAATTGGCAGCAAAGAAAGATTTGTTTATTGAAGCCTCTGCAACAAGTCTTTCTTCTTTACCTGCAGGTGCAATTGTAGTTTGGGGAAAAGGTAATAGCAAGTCAGGACATATTTCAATTGCGCAGGGTGACGGAACAGAAACATCAGATTTCAGAGGTCGTCAGATGTTGAGTCATTATGGTGGTGGAGCGGCTAGAGTTTTCTTGCCAAAGCGTAGGTAAATTATTATACTTCAGAATAATTAATAATAACGTGTTGGAGTTAAGATGAAAATAACAAGAAGACAATTAAGAAGACTAATTAAAGAAGCTATAGCTCAGGGTGGCGATGATCCAATTGAGAAAGGGATAGGTTCTGACTATAGGGACTTGTATCAAATTGAAGTAGACGATAAAGGAATAGTATCAGTTGCTGTTAGAGATTCTGTCAATACTGTCATGAGCAATGAAGAATTGTTAAGTTTTATGGCTAAATTTGACCTTGAGCTTGCCAAAGAAGAACCCTTCAGGGTAAAAGCTCAAGAACCGCCAATGAGACCTGAATTTACACTTGAAGCTGATGATCACACTAGAGTTTATTTTGAAGATTCAGATGAAGACCTAGAAGCTGGCTTTGATGATTATGATGAAGAACCAAGCGGTTTTGCAAATAGTAGATTTATTCAAGATCCTAGACGTCCTGACAGGGGTGATTACTATTAACATAGATAAACATTGGTACGTTTATCTCTTAAAATGTAGTGATAACAGTTATTATACGGGCATAACCACAGATTTGCAACGTCGTTTATCTGAGCATAACAATTCAAGTAAGGGTGCAAAGTATACAAGAAGTAGAAGGCCCGTTGAGTTGTTATGCTTTTTTAGTGTGTGTTCTAGGTCAGAAGCGTGTAAAGAAGAGCTGAAAATAAAGAAGATGAAACGAGATGACAAACCTATTTATGTGTTGTTAAAAGGAGATAAAAATGGCTAGTGTAACAAAAGACGATTTATGGAAAGTTTTTTCTCTTATCATGTCTGCTTTGGTTCTTCCGCTTGCGGGTTGGGTTTGGACTACAAATGTAAAAGTAGCTGAGCTTCAAAACGATTTGGGCGATGCTGAACAAGTTATCACACAATATGAAAAGAAATTTGAAGACTTAGATGAAAACGGTAAGAGAATTATTAGTATTGAAAAAGATATTGAATATATGAAAACAACCTTGGGTCGTATTGAAGACCTTATTACACGGAGAGATCGATGATGACCACAGGTCTTTTTATTCTTTTGTTTACTTCATGTGCTGCTGAAGTATCTGCAGATGAAGGTAGTGATGATCCACCTACATTTTTGGAGGATGAATCTGAAATAATAGAAGAAGAAAATCCAGAACCTCCTCCTTCACCCACCCCATTGTCCGAGAATGCAGCTGAAGATCTTAAAGAAGAAATTATTGAAACTCTTGCCGCTACAGAAACGCAAATAGAAACAATGGACGAAAAAACAGAAGACTTAAAAAATAACATGGTAGCATTGGAAATTTTTCTTAAAGATCAAGAAGATTATGAAAAGTTCTGTCCAAAGAAAAAGTGGACACAACCTGAAATGATTGAGTATAAAAAGAAGTTAAGATCAATGCTTCCCGAAGATTGTTTGCCCGAAGAAGAAAAAAAGCTAAGAGAAAAACTACAAAGACAAGAAGAAGAAACAGTAGAGGTTACAGAAGAATAACTGTTTTTGCACAAAACCTGCAAATTATAATTGTTTTTGGTATAATATAACTGTTTTTGCAAACGGAGATTAAATGTTAACAACTTTATTAATGTCTTCGCTATTATATGCGGATGACATCTCAACCTCTGAGACCTCATATAACGGTGCTCAGATTTTAGAAGGTGACAACGAAGTCCTTCTAGATTTAGTTTATGATTCCAATGGAGACGCAACCACAAACCCATATGCGTTTTTTGAAGGTAATACGCTTTATGCTGGTAACTCGGATGATTATGGTAATTCAATTGATGCTATCATTGAGTTCTTTTGGTTTGAATCTTCAATTGACAGAGGTTCAGACTTTTATGTTGCAGTAATTAAAGCACGTTCAAATCCTGGAGACAATTGTTATGCTGCACCTTGGGTGAGCGGTTTTGATTGTCATTTGTGGGCCGATGAGTTCCAAGACTGGGGTGAGTATCCCGCACTTTCAGTTGAAGCTCTTAAGGATGTTGCCAATCCAAACGGCGCATTTAGATGGGATTGGTCTGTTCCTTTTGAGAGTTATGGTATTGATGCTTATGGGCAAGTTCTATTCTCAAATCAATATGGGATTGGAGGTAACACTGAAGGTTCTGCCATGGCGCATGGTGAGTATCAACTTGATGATGAAGGTACAATGCAGGCAGCAGGCGACGTGCAGGTAAAGGGATATGTAGGATCTGAATATCGCGTTCAGACACAGTATGAGGTTACATTATATGAGTGGGACGTAGAGGTTGATGGTCGCGCTGATGTGATGGCATGGGATATGTATTTAAACACAGGGGTGAGAGATGATCAGAACGCGTATCATGAATACTTTTTGGCAATCCAAGTTGAAGAGGGTCAGACTTTTACGATTGATTTCTTTAACATTGCGGCTAACTTTGATCTTGGTTGGTGGAACCCTATTCACTACGATCTTGGGCTTTCCTTGGGAAATGTTCAAATTATGCCTCCTCCTGACTTTGAAGAGCCTGTAGTTGAAGAACCCGCTTCTGAGCCTGCTATTGAACCCGCTGAAGAGCCTGTGGATACTGGATGGTATCCCGAAGAAGACACAGCAACTGTTGTCGTTGCTGAAGAACAAGAAGACGAAGAGTTACCCGAGCTTGATAATGAAATAACTGAGCCTGTCAAGGGTTGTAATGTTGTATCAGACAACCCAGGATGGTTTTCTTTAATGTTTCTTGCTTTTCTACTTTGGGTTAGATATCGAGAAGACTAATCAACTTTTTGAGTAATATATATTAAAAAGTAACGGAGAAGAAGATGAAACTAACAGAGTCTCAATTAAGAAAAATTATTAGATCAGTTTTAATTGTTGAGGCTGTAGGTGATTTTAAAACTGAATACTATGACTATGATGAAAAAAACGATACTTTTGCAGCAATGGAAAGGAGAGCCAAAGAAGATCCTTATACATATAAAGTCAACTGGGATTCAATGAAATTCTCTGATGAAGGAATGACCGAGCTCAAGGTTGATGTTCCCACAAAGAACGGCAAACCTTTTAACAAATCTTTTTCTGTGAAAGCTAGTGATTCTAGTGTGGGCAAAGGTGTCGGAAAACTACTTGCTGATATGCGTGCAGTTTATTTCAGTAACTACCCTAATCAGGTTGATGCTAAAGGAAAGGCAAAAGAAAAACTTGTTAGTGGGAAAGATGAATCAAAAGCGGCTGAATTTAAAGATTTCTTAGCATCAATGGTTCAGGCTTCTGGTGTTGCTATGGGTTCAAAAGTAAAAGAACCTGCTAAAAAAGCAGAACCTAAAGGTGGATCTGAAGCTTCAGAAAAAGAAGCAGTTTATTATTTGCCCGGTGTGGGAGGAATAAAGCTTTCTGTTAAACCTGGTGTCTTTGATCCACCATTTCAAAATCATGTCAATTTACTTTCAATACCCGTTGACAGACTTGATTCAAATCAGGCAGCAATAATGGCAGCAGATACAGTTGATATATCAAAACTAGTTGAAGATGCAAAAGCTTTGCGTGGTATTAGGGTTACAACTCGAAAATATCCTGACCCTCCCAAGGGAAGTGGTTTAAGTGTTCTTGCAATTAATCTTACGAATACAAATCTGAGCGACAAAACAAGTGCTGCTTGGAGAAACGGAAGATTAGAGATAGACGGACCGGGATTTAATAACTATTATGTTACTGGGTTAAAAGAAGAAAGTGGTTTTATTGTTCCTGAAACTCCAACAAAACTTAAAGATGAGAAAAAACAATCATAGTTTTGTAAACAAAACAGAAATTTGTTATATTATAAGACGCCTTTAAAAGAGGCGTTTTTTGTGAAAGCGTAATACAAAAAAAGGAGACGATTATGCGCACATTAATTGAAGCACTTGCATTGGGCGGTGCATTATCATTATTAACCTTGACAGCATGTGGCGACAAGGAAGAGTCATGTGATTGTGAAGAACTTGATACAGCGGAAGCTGCAGACACTGCTGAAGAACCAGCAGATGAGCCAGAAGACACGGGTGTTGAACCCGAACCAGTAGATACTGGGTCTGAACCAGAAGACACTGGCTCTGCTGAAGAAACTGGTCAAGAAGACACAGGTGGTGAATAATGATTTTAGCACTATCATTGTTATTCTTTGCGTGCCCAGCAGAGACTGAAGTTGCAACTACAGAAGAAACAACTACAGAAACACAAACAGTAGCAGAAGAAACTCATACACACGGAACAGTTGACGAAACCGTAACGACTACATCAACTGAAACAACTGTTGAGACTCAGGCAGCTACTACAACTACCGAAACTGAAGAAACCACTACAGAAACTACTGACGATTAGTCTCTAGTTTTTTAAGTTGTTTTATTAAGGCGTGCAAATTGCACGCCTTTTTTGTATAATATATACATGACAAATAAAATCCTTTTATGTTGGAGAAACAATGATTAAACAGGGACAAATCTTAAAAGCTTGTAATGAAATTACAGGAACAAAGATTATTGAAAATCCCAATAATCCTCAATATGATTCTATTGAAAAGATAATTTTATTTCCTCAAGATTTGATTTTTGTTGATGAATGTAATTTGTTAAAAGATACTGAGTATAATCAATTTCATTATTCAATAAAAGCAACAGTAGGAGGAGTAAGAGATGTTTATTTTGTTTCTGATGTTGCGTCAAATGATTTTGAAGTTTTGCAAGAAATAGGAGAATAGTTTTGAATTCAAAAGTTTTGCCAATAATTGAAGTTATAAATACAGAAAATGAAAAGTATTATATCAACGTGTATCAAATAATTCTTGTTCAAGAGAACACTAAGAACACATTCAAGATAAGAACAAACAACTTTGGAACCATTGTTTGTAAAGGCAATGCATCAGAGTTCATTGAAAAAATAAAAAAGGAATAAAAAATGAAAGACATTTTAAATGAGAATTTCAGAGACGACTTAAAGAAAGATTATTGTCTTGTTGATTTCTATGCAAGCTGGTGTGGGCCATGTAAGAGAATGACACCAGAACTAGAAAACTTTTCCGAAAGAAACTCTGATATTGAAGTTTTTAAAGTTAACATCGAAGATTACAATGCTCTTTCTAGTGAATTTCAAATCCGAGCAGTTCCTACACTTGTCTTTTTAAAGCGAGAAGACGGTGTGTATATTGAAAAGAAAAGATTGAGTGGCTTTAAAAAATGTGAAGCAATTAAAGAAGCATTTGAAAGTATTAAGGATTAGTCAATGGCTTGGAAAAGAATAAGAAGTTGGAATGTTAATAATGGCAATGGTTCTTCAGAAGTATTTCACCTTGAAAGAGACGGTGACAAGTTTAGAATTATTAACGATTATGGCAACACTGAAATACAAATGGATAAAATGTCAGGTTATGAATTTGTAAAAAGACTTGCAGATGCGTATAATGACCAAGTAGAGGATGATATGTGGGGTTGGTTTGATGATGACAAAACAGATGACCCTGACTTATTTAGTCCCTATAACAGCAGTAATGATAATGATGACAATGATGATTGTGACGGAGTATAACAAATGAGCAACATAACAAACTGTAAGACTGTAACCTTTATTGATATTGAAACAACTAACCTTGACCCGTCAAGAAGTGCAATTCTTTCAATCGCAGTTATTAAAGACTGGATGGGTGATGGTAACAAACAAGAAGTATGGTCAACAAAGATTAAGCCAAAATCAGTTGAGTTAAAGTTTGCTTCTAAAGAAGCTCTAGAGATTTGTCGTTACAATGAAGAAGAGTGGTCTGATGCTCCTACTTTTGATGAAGTTGCTCCAAAGATTGCCGAAGCGCTAGCTTGGGGACCTATAGTTGCTCATAACATTAATTTTGATATATCGCACATTCGTGCAGTTCTATCAAGATATGGATGGCGTGAAACAGATTTGGGTGGAAGACTAGATTTAGATAACAACATCTATAAAATTGGTTATCCTCTAATTGATACTTGTGCGCTTTCTTTTGTTACGTTACCAACTGAACGCCAAAATCTAGATGCAATTAGAGAACATTTTGATATATCAACTGAAGGTAATCATGAAGCTCTTAAAGATGCAGAAGATTGTAGAGAAGTTTTCTGGAATATAGTTAGCAAGATTCACAGTTAGTTCCTTGCATGCAAAATTGTAATTTAAAAGTTATAATAAAAACATGGAGGAAATTAAATGACTGAAACAAAACAAGTTCAACTACAAATCTCTCGTGAAGAATTCATGGAAATCTTGCTAAACGGGTTGGAGCTTTCTAAATCTGCAACCTTAGATGATGATGCAAAATTCTTCTATTTTCAATCGCTTGATGATTTTATTAATTCTTCTGAAAATGAATTTTGGTCTGAATTGGTTGATGACACAACTATTATTGTTTCATATGAAAACACTGAAATAGTTGCATTAGAACTAGAAGAAGAAAACAGAGTGTTTCTTAAAACATTAGCTGAATCAACAATAATTGACATGGATTCTGTAGAAGCTAAAAGTCTAGGATGGCTTGTTGTGGGTCTAGTAATCTTCAATGAAACTTGGAAAGAAGCTAACAACGAAGAAACAAGACTAACGGGTAACGAGACAGAAAATATGCAAGACTATCTGGATAAGACAAAACATCTTGAGGCAGCAATTAAATCTAGTCAGTTTGATAACCCTGAAGAAAAACAGGCGTTTTATAAATCAATAGAAGTAACAGCAAGCGGGCTTAAGAAGAATGTATATCATTTTCCAGGGATAGGAGATATTGAAGAACCAGAAGACATGGATTCTCATATTAAAAAACCTATCAAGAAAAAGAATAAAGACTTTAAGTCATGGCCGATAAGATAAACAAGACCAATCCTAAAAACTGGCACAGAGTTTATGTTGATTATGTCAATGGTGTAATCATTGAGCGTTCAATTGAAGAAGTTATTGAATGTGAACGTGATAAAAAAGACCCACTTTCTCTTTTTAAACATCCAGTCAATCATGAAGACTTAAGAACTTACAATTCAAAAGGCAAGCTAGTTACAAAGTTTAAACCCAGGATTAAAAAGATTATATGAACTTAGAATTACAGCCCTACACGTTGTCAGGCAGTATTCAACAATACTGTTATCGTGTCCATAGTAATGGATGGCACAAAGCCAAGATTGAGGTTAGAAGCAGTTCTGGTGAGTGTTGGATAACAAAAGAACCTGTTTCAAAGGGTAAAGAGTTAGAGAAGTTTATTAATATATTAATCGCTCTTAAAGTTCATGAAAGACCCGATAAATACTTCAAACTTTCAGAGGACTGGTCTTTGTGGAAATCAACAGATATATGGTTTGAAAGATGTTGTGACAACTTATCTTTTTCTGTAACAGCAAATACAAAAGAAAAAGTTGAGCGACGATCAGCTAGCTATCTTTCAGCAATTTGTGACAAAAGAAATCTTCTTGAGGTTAGCAAACCTACAAAGATACGAGACAATTTATGGTATCTTTATGGGAAACTTTTAAAATAAAACATGTAATACATTGTTTTGTTTGGTATAATATAAACAATTAAATAAAACGTTCTTTTAAAAACAAAAAACTTATACGTCCTTAGCTCAGCTGGATAGAGCAACGGCCTTCTAAGCCGTGGGTCACAGGTTCGAATCCTGTAGGACGTATTCTTTTTTGGACCCTTAGCTCAGTGAGGAGCTCATAACTCCGGGGTCGTGGGTTCAATCCCCACCCTGTCTACTCTTTCAATTTATTTTCTAAAGGTTAGAGCAGTTAACTTAAATGGTATATACTTATATAAGATATATCAGGAGTTACACATGGAAATCTGTCAATTTTGTTCTAAAGAATATAAAACGATTAATGCACTTAGCAGTCATAAAGGGTACTGCAAATTAAACCCAAATTCTGTTGCTCATCCAGCTACCAGAAGAAAAGGAAAAAATAATCCCATGTACGGGAAGAAAACAAATAATCAATTTACAAAAAATCCAAACTTTAAAGTTTCAAAAGAAACAAGAGAGAAATTGTCAAAAAGCAACAAAGGGAAAACTTGGTCTAAAGATAGAAAAGAAAATCATAGTAAAATTATGTCTGAAGTTGCAAAAAACAATCCTGAGTCATATCGCCATGGAAATAAGGGCGGAAGGACCAAAATATACGAACATAAAGGATTTAGTCTTAGAGGCACATGGGAACTGTTAACTGCAAAATATTTAGACTCTAAAGGAATTAAATGGACTAATAAGGTAGAATCATTTTCGTATATTTACGAAGGAAAAGAAAGAAGTTATTATCCTGACTTTTATCTTCCTGAGTTTGATCGATATGTTGAAGTTAAAGGATATCAGACAGAAAAAGATTTGGCCAAGTGGGAAGTTGTAGAAAACTTAATTGTCATTAAAAAAAATGAAATCAACAAAATTAAAAAAGGGACTTATGAGATACACAATCACCTATACTAATCGGCAGGTCCAAGGTTCAAGTCCTTGAGGGTCCATTTTTTTATTGCAGAGATAGAACTTTATTTTCATAGATTATAATTAAAACTATACAAAAGCTTTTGTGGAGAATTAAAAGATGAAATTATCAAGAAAACAATTAAGAAAAATGATTTTAAAAGAGATGTATGATAGTAGTTATACACACGCTCGTGTTAATTCTTATTCATATCAAATTGCATCCGCAATAATCGAAGATTGTAAAGATCAGGGATTAGAAACGATAAATATTCAAGATGGACAGGAAAATGCTGAAAACATTTTGGTATATGATTACGAAACTGAAGATACTATTGCGATTATAGTTTCAATTGATGATGATGGTGATGTAGAACTTACAAACAAAATTACTGGCGAGGAATATATATTCGATCCTAACAAAGACTTGCTTTCGGATGCCGAGACTTTAGGTGATGATTATGCGACTAAGCTCGGTAGGAGTGTTGTTGCTAAATGTCAGAAACTGATTTTTCCGATGGATTATATGTCTGAGTCGCTAAGAAGAAGAAAACAAAGAAGAATCAGACGTTAGTTTGATATTATGTTAAGCTTTAAAAACCAGCTTCGTGCTGGTTTTTTATTGTTTGAAGGATCGTGCTTAAAACAATGATAAGAACGGGTGACATTGTTAGGCTCTGGTGGAGCAAAGACTATATTGGATTAGTCTTAGATAAAGACAAAAGTATTAATGAGCACACTTGTTTTAAGATTTTATGGTTTGTGTATGATTGTGATAGAGGCTGTGATATGAGACCCTGTGAAAAGCTTTATGAGGAAACAGCTGAAAAAGACTTGGTGATTGTTTCTAAGTTTAAAATCTGAGGAAAGAAAATTGAATGATAAATTAAAGAAAGTGATAGTATGGAGAATATTATCAATTTTATTCTCATGGCTAATAGCTTACTTCTATTTGGGCAGCGCAACTAAATCATTAGAACTAACAGTTGTACTTGGCATTTCGATGACAATAATTCACTACTTTTTTGAAGGGTGGTGGGATAAAAAATTAGAGGTAAAAAATGAAAATAGGTGACATTGTATTATGCAAAAAGAAAAAGAAAGGCGTGCTTATTGACATTAATCAAGAAGAAAAATGGGCAACAGTTGTTTTTTTGAAACCTGGTTTGTATAAACCAGAAACTCTCAGTATAGTTGACATTGAGGTAATTGATGAAAACAAAAAATGAAACTGAAACATTTGATGTTCAAATGCAATTAGTAAAAGACTTGCTACTTAATGCTCAATCAGTTGTTAAACACACTGAAGAACTAATCAAGACAATTAACGATAAAGGAATTGATAATTACTATTCAATCAATTCAACTATCTTTGAAAAAGCTACAAATGTCTATAAGATTAGTGCTGTGTTAGGTTTCATCAAGACATTTAATTTAAACTTAAAAACCGAAGAAGAGGACGTTGATGAGAATAATAAATGAAGTTAAACTAGACTATAAAGACGTTTTAATTCAACCCAAGCGTAGTACACTCAAAAGTAGAAAAGATGTTGATTTACGAAGGAAATTTAAGTTTAGAAATAGTGGTAACTTTTGGTCAGGAATACCGATCATGGCTGCAAACATGGATGGCGTCGGAACATTCAACATGGCTCATGAATTATCAAAACTGGATTTATTTACTTGCATCACAAAACAAAACACACCAAAGGATTGGTACAACCAGTTTGGTCAAATAAGTCTAGACCATGTTGCGATAAGCATAGGAACAAACTTAAAAGAATATGAAAGGGCAAAAGAAATAATTGCAACGAACAATCTTAGCTGGATTTGTATTGATATAGCAAACGGTTATTCAGAGCACTTTGTCGATTTTGTTCGAACAGTTCGAAAAGATTTTCCTGACAAAAACATTATTGCTGGAAATGTAGTTACAGCCGATATGACGCAGGAGCTGATTCTAGCTGGTGCAGATGTTGTCAAGGTTGGTATAGGTCCAGGATCTGTCTGTACCACTAGAATACAAACAGGAGTTGGTTATCCACAACTTTCAGCTGTTATTGAATGTGCTGATGCAGCGCATGGTTTAGGAGGACATGTCATTGCTGATGGCGGTTGTACATGTCCTGGAGATGTTGCAAAAGCTTTTGCAGCTGGTGCAGACTTTGTGATGTTAGGTGGAATGCTTGCAGGTCATGATGAAGGCGGCGGTGAGATTAAAGTACGTAGGTTTCAAACAGGAGAAAGAAGATTAGACTTCTTCTGTGAAGAAGACTTAGGACCTAAACAAGAAGATAAAATGTTTATTCAGTTTTATGGTATGTCATCAGATACGGCGATGAAAAAGCATAATGGTGGTGTTGCAGATTATCGTTCATCAGAAGGTAGGACTGTAGAGGTCCCATACAAAGGAAAAGTTGCTGATACAATCTCTGACATTCTAGGTGGTTTGCGTTCAACTTGTACTTATGTTGGAGCTCCGACACTCAAGCAGTTAAGTAAGTGTACTACGTTTGTTAGATGCACACAACAATTCAATTCAGTTTTTGTTAAATAATTACTATTATATTCAGGGGGAGGGGATTAAATGTTCTTATTATCTTTATTAATGTCGTGCTCTGATTACGACTTAAAACCAAAGGACGAAGGAATATTCTTAGGTCGAGATACTAGCGTTTCTATTATTGATACACAAGACACCAGCGATACACAATATTTAGATTCTTCAATTGAAGAAACAGGTTATGTTGACCCAATGAGACCCGTTGCAGTTTGTGGTGTTTCTCCAAATCCTGTGCAACCTCCATTTGAGACTGCGACATGGGATGGAACTGCTTCGTATGACCAAGATGGTGAACCCCTAGCTAGTTACAACTGGAGTTTAATCTCTCAGCCCGAGGGATCGAGTGCTGTAATGATTGGAAATAACGCAGCAGTTGTTAATAATTTTTTACCTGAGATGGCAGGAGATTATGTAGGTCGATTAGTTGTAACAAATCAAGAAGGGTTAACTGATTCTTGTGAAGTTACATTGAGCGCAATTCCCGCACAGAATTTGTGGGTTGAGATGTTTTGGCAGTATCCTGACGAAGATATGGATTTGCATTTAATTGCGCCAGGTGAAAACTGGCAGTCTGCAAAAACGACAAACAAAGATTGCTATTATGCTAATTGTACTCCAAACGGATGGACAAGTTTAGATTGGGGGCAGCAAGGAAATACAACTGATGACCCTTCTTTAGATATCGATGATATTCCTGGAACAGGGCCAGAGAACATTAACATTTACAATCCAGAGACAGGTGGCGCTTATACTGTTGTTGTTCATGATTACACAGGGTCTACATCAGATGTTTACGGTGGCAATGAAGTAACAGTTAACATTTATTTGAATGGTTCACTAGCCTGGACAGACACAAGGGTAATTACGGGCGAGGGTTCTTATACCCCGTTTGCAAAAATAGACTGGGCCACTGGTGCAGTTATTCCACAGTAGTAGGAGGGCTAGACATGAATGAAGAAAACACAAAGAAATTATTCGAAAAATACCCCAAGTTATATGCTCAGAAAGACTTACCAAACACAGCATCATTGATGTGTTATGGTTTTCCAGGCAATGGCTGGTTTAACTTAATAGATGATTTAAGTGCTGATTTGCAAGATACTTGTGATAGATATGACGTGCAGATTGAAGCTGTTCAGGTTAAATCAAAGTGGGGAGGCATGAGATACTATTACGGTGTTAAAGATTTAGAAAACATTGAAGTTGATGATACTTTTCTTAAAGAGATTAATCAGTTAATCAAGTCTGCTGAGAGCAAGAGTTTTGACATATGTCAGAGTTGTGCAAATATAAAAGATGAAGAAAATAAAAATCAAAGTTATTGTCAAACATGTAAATATAAAACACAGTTGTTATAATATAAACATAATCAATTAACAAAAACAAATAAAACTTTATGCCTTGGTGGTGAAATTGGTAAACACATCAGACTTCTAGATAATAGGTAAAAGCTATTATAAATTGAGCACCTTAAGAGAAATCTTATGAGTGAATCCAGTCAAATTCGGGGAAACCTTAACAGATAGCGCTGATGGCAATCCCGAGCTAAGCCTTAAAATTAAGGAAAGTGTAGAGACTTAACGGCTGGCTCTTAACAGGTAATGCTGAAGATGAAGAGAAAGTCCAGACCACAAACAACATAATGTTGGCAATGAAAATTGTAGCGGGTAAGAAAATCTGACGGACTTATGTCCTTGCCGGTTCGAGTCCGGCCCGAGGCACCATTTTGGAGATGTGACCGAGCGGTTGAAGGTAACGGTTTTGAAAACCGTCGTAGGGTTAAACTTACCAAGGGTTCGAATCCCTTCATCTCCTTTTCATTTATTCCTCTTTAGCTCAGCTGGTTAGAGCAACGGACTGTTAATCCGTGTGTCGTTGGTTCAAATCCAACAAGAGGAGCAAAATTAAAACAAAACATTAAAAAATAGGAAGTAAACAAAATGAGTAATTTAAATAAAGCAAATGAAGAAACCCAAGAAGTAATTTATGTTGAAGAGCTAGAAGAAACTTTTGCTAGCTTTCAAGAATATCTTGCTTCGATTGATGAAGAAGCTTTTAATGAAATACGCGGTGAAGAAGGTAATTCTGTGTTAAACCTAATTCACGAAGAAAAGACCGACGCTTATGCAGATTATAAGCGTGGATACGAGAAATGGCTTTATATCTTCGAAGAGAATTATGAAGCAACTGGTCGGCACCGTCCCTCAAAGAAAGCAGACTGTGTTTATTATGGTGCATCAATTTGTAACTACAATTGGGGCAATACGGGCGAGTATACAGGTTTCCAACCCTATCAGCTCCAAAGTCGACGGGTAACCATCAAAGAATGGAAAAAGGTTTAAAAATGAGCGAGTGGACTATAATAACGTTATATTTAACAGTGTTACCAGCTTTTTTAGTTTTGATAACTGCACTGGCTGCTAAGTATCTTTGAAAATTTATGGGGGTGTAGCTCAGTTGGGAGAGCACTTGCCTTGCACGCAAGGGGTCAGGAGTTCGAATCTCCTCATCTCCACTTTTTTGCTTTTATATTAATTAAGAAAATTTTATTTAACTTGAACCGTGCAGTTCGTAATATATATAAATAAAAAATCTAGATATAAATGGGTAAATAAGATGAACTGTATTCACTGTGAATTTAAAGCTAAAAACGGCATAAAAAGTATGATGTCTCACTACGGTATAAAGCATAAAGATAGAGATGTCCTAAATGATTATTTTTCTTACTTTCTAGAAAACTTCGAGAATCTGGCTTTTAGCAGGAAAAGAAATGTTTTATTACTAGAGTCTAATTATAAGTGCTCATCTTGTGGTTTTGATAAAAAAAGAGAGTGTGGATCATCAATTCTTGAGATAGATCATATTGATGGTAACTGTAAAAACAACAAGAAGGAAAACTTAAGAGTACTTTGCCCTAATTGTCACGCATTGACGCCTACATTTAGAAACTGGGGAAATAGAAATAATTCTAGTTCAAGAGTATTTAGAGAAGGTAAGAAAAATTATGAACAGTATAAAAATAAAGTCTCTTATGACCAAAGATTAAAAGAAGAAGCAAATCAAAAATTTATTGATTATGTATATGAATTACACAATAATAATGAAATTGATTTTTCTGCAAGCGGCTGGGTAGGTAAACTATCTAAAAAACTACAAGAAGCCCCTCAAGTAACTGGAAGAAGGGTCAGAAGACTTATGCCCGAATTCTACAGAGAACATTGTTTTAGAAGAAAGGCAAGCAAGTATAAAAAAATTATTAACATTAACAATGGTCCTGTCGCCTAACGGTATGGCACTCGATTTGTAATCGAGAATAATTGTGAGTTCGAATCTCACCAGGACCTCTTTTTTATTTTCGGGATATAGCTCAGTTGGTAGAGCAGCGGACTTTTAATCCGTTTGTCGAAGGTTCGAACCCTTCTATCCCGACTTTTTTAGGAGATTAAAAATGTATGAGTATAGAGCAACAGTTGTTTCTGTTTATGATGGAGACACTGTAACTGTTGACATTGATTTAGGTTTTGGAATAGTTCTTAAAAAACAAAAGCTTAGACTTTACGGTCTTAACACACCTGAAGTTAGAGGCGCAGAAAAAGAAGAAGGAAAGAAAGTTCGTGATTTAGTCAGAGAAAAGATTTTAGATAAACAAGTAACAATAAAAACTTACAAAGACAAGAAGGGAAAGTACGGTCGATGGTTAGCTGAAATCATTCACGAAGAAGAAAACATTAACGAATGGTTACTAACAGAAGGTTACGCTAAACCCTTTATGAAAGGATAACGATGATTGAATACGCAGATGTTGTATGTGGTTTAGCTTGGGGTGATGAAGCTAAAGGAAAGATTACTAGTCAATTAGCCGCATCAGGTGAATATGATTTTGTATGCCGCTGGGCTGGAGGTAACAATGCTGGTCACACTGTTTATGTCAATGGAGAGAAGCTTAAGACACATCTAATACCTTCAGGAGTTTTTTACGGTATTGAGTCTGTCATAGGACCGGGGTGTGTTATTGATGTTGAAAACTTTTTTAGAGAAATTAGATATCTGAAAAAGCGCGGGTTTGATACTAGTCTAATTAAAGTCTCTCCTAAAACTCATGTAGTTACAAGCGACCATCTAGCACTAGACAAAGAGGACTCATACAAAAAGCTTGGGACTACTGCTAGAGGGATTGGCCCTTGCTATTCTGACAAGACAAAGAGAACAGGCATCAGAGCTGAAGAGATTGAAGATCTTAAACCTTTTATCTGGAATGAGAAACTACAAGGAAAGGTTTTGTGTGAGGGTGCCCAAGGTTTCTGGCTTGACTTAGATTATGGTAATTATCCATACGTAACTTCAAGTACTACTCTTCCCTATGCTGCATGTAGTTTAGGATTTCCACCTCAAAAGATTAGAAAAGTTTTTGGTGCAGCAAAGATCTATGATACAAGGTCTGGTGTTGATCCGGACTTCCCTGTTATTCTACTTGATGATCCAGTCTTAAAAAACATTGCTGACTTAGGTCAGGAGTATGGTGTTACAACTGGAAGAAGAAGAAAAGTTAACTGGCTTAATGTTGATAAGCTGGTCAAGGCGATAAACATATCAGGTACAACTGACATTATTATTTCTAAGATAGATGTACTCTCTGAAGCTGGTGTGTTTAAGTTCTTTTACATGAATGAGCTCTATGAATTTAACTCAATCGTTGCAATGAAGAGAAAATTGTTTATGATTATTAAGAGTGAATGTCAGATGATTGATAAGATTTATTTCTCTAGTAGTCCAGAAAAAATATAAGCTAATTGCTTTTTTGTCATGCATGTAAAGTTATATTTATTTGTGTATAATAATAATACGGTTTAAATAAAACCTTTATTATTTGCCTTACATGCAAAGCTTTGTTTAGTTAGGTATAATAATAATACGGTAAAACAAACCTTACAACAACCACAACAAAAGGACATTAACATGAAACTAGAATCAATTAAAATCAAAGACATTGAGTTTGGAACATCAATTCAAGATGTTGAGGTACCGAACATTCTTCGAAAGCGGATTCCAACTGGTCTCGAATTCTTCGATGCAGTAATCGGAGGTGAAGGTTTTACTCCATCTATGGTTACTCTTTTTACTGGTACTCCTGGTGCTGGTAAGACAACGCTGATGTTAACCTTGGCAAATGCACTTCAAGGACATGGTGCTGAGGTTGTCTTTAACACTGCAGAAGAATCTCTTCACCAGATTAAGATTACAACTGACCGACTTAAGCTTCAACATCCGTTTAAGGTCGGCGGTACTGATGATATTCCCAGCCTCTTGAAAGGTTGTGACAAGCTAAGGGAAGCTAATCCTGACCGTCCCTTCTTTCTCATTGTAGATTCATTGCAATGTATGAATGATGGATACTTTAAGTCAGGACGCATTACCTCTGCTACTAATGAAAGAGCACTCCAGTTGCTTACAGATTATGCTAAAGGACATGCCGTTAATGTTATCGTTATTGGACAGGTAACAAAAGATGGAAAGATGGCAGGTAGTAATAAGCTTAAGCATATGGTTGACCAACATCTTCACCTCGCTGTAGAGAACAAGGATGAGGACCTTAAAGGTTGTCGAGTTCTTGAGACAGTTAAGAATCGATTTGGTGGTTGTGGTCATGTGGTCTTCATGAAGTTACGTCGCAATGGCTTTTCTGAGGTTGCTCGTATCACAGGTGACTAAACTTTAACATATAGACCCGACATTCTGGGTTGTCGGGAGAGGCGGTAGGATGTCGGGTCTCCTTGGTTGGCCGCCTCTCCCACTCTTTTTTAAGGTGTGTAATGACTCCAATTGGAACAACTGCTGTTATTGTGTATTGTTTCTCAAACTTCTATAGTATGCACTACACAATATATCATGAAAAGGGAAAAGAAGATTACAATGTTCAGTTTAGATACCTAACTAAGTCTTTCCTGATTTTGTCATTGTATTTGTATTTGCTCTGTACAGGATCAACTATCTTTCTAGGTTTACTTGGTCTGACAACAGTTGCAGTCGTTGGATTGGGTATATATCTTGACAATGTTCCAGATCCAAACATATCCAATGTTTCACCCGAAAGGGTCAGAGAAATTTATGCTCGAGCATTGATTGATTGTTTTATTAGTCTTGCTTGTTGGGTTACAATAAAGATTTATGGTGGTGTATGATGACAGACAATGTTGTTGACTTAAGCGAATGGAAAAACAAGAGAGCTGAAGAAGAACTTGATGAACTCGAAGGAAAGCTAAGAAAAGTTGTCAAGGATGTTTTTGAACAGACATCAAGAGAAGTTGAATCATTTAATCCTAATCCTGTAACCATGACAATGCTTCATGATGTTAATTCAATAGGTCAAGTATTGGCATGTTTAGTTATCAGCTTGGATGGAATGGGCTTGAGAGAAGATGCTGATAATTTAAATGACTTTTTACATCAGTTTCTCTCAAATAATAATGGTCAATATTTTTAACAGAATTTTAGGGTTTTGTATAATGTATTATACATTTTGAGGTGATCGGAAAAGAAACGTCATTCATTTTGAGGAGGTGATGCAAAGGTCATTAGTACGTTTCATATCTACTCTTTTTTAGTTCCCCCGCTTAAAAAAGAATTTCATCGATCATTTCCCTCAGGAAGGTTTATTCGGTCTGAAGCCAGGATCAATAGACCTTCCGTTTTTTTTGGAGCAGCAATGATAAAAATAGAAGAGATTGAATTCTTTGATCGTGATGAACCAGTTACAACAATTAAGGGTCATATTCCTAGACAGGTCGGTTCTGATTACGCAAAGAAACTCTTGATGTGTTATTGTAAAAAGAAGACACGTGCCAGATTTCCTACAGGTGTAAGACAAGCTGAGAAAGGAGAGTTAGGACTCATAGTTGGTACATACACAACTTCAAATAATTATTCTGGAGCTACAACAGAAAAACTAATAATGATTAACCGGTCAGGTGAAAAGATAGGTACAACTGAGTCCTGCGCAATGTTTTCTGACTTTGAGCCAAAGGATGAGTGGCACGAGATTTACAAAGATTACTTCTTCAAGGAGACAATGCCGCTTATTGCTACAGTAACTTATATCCCTAAGACAATGCAGCATTACATTGAAGATTATCCTAACATTAGTTCTCGATCTGTTTATAATTGTTGGTTAAAATTAAAACCAATAAACAAGGACATTACTTTCAGTCACAGCTTACAAGAGGAGATGTTTTGTGGAATTCAGCGTTTTGATGTAAAACTAGGAAATGCTTACACTTTTCACTTACCACTGTGGAAGGTTAAAAAACATAAATTGATTTAAAAGCATGCAAAAAACAATTTTATTTTGTATAATATAAACATGAGGTGATTAATGCTACTTAACATGCCGGGTTTTTATGAGTTTAAATACTCCTTAGACAATAATTCTTCAGAAGCGTTTATTCTAATTTCTGCAGATAACTTAGAACACGCTAGTAAACTTTATTTGGAGAGATTTCCTGAGGACAAATTTAAATTCCTCTCACTAAGATACTTTAAGCGCTAGATATCTAGAGCCAACATTTGGAGACAATGTAATGAGCGATGCAACTTTTTTAAAGATGAGACCTTTGTCAGAAACAATTTCAGAACTATCTGATGAAGAGATTATTGATTCGCTCTCTTGGATCAGTGCCAAACCTAAGTGGGAGAAAACTGGTGCTACTACAGAATTAGAAAACACTCTTAAACAAGAATGGTCAAAGAGAAGAAAAACAAATCCACCTAGGGTTATTTCAGACATTGAAATGGTTTTTGAAGAAAAAGCGTCCATCTCAAACATGAACTTAGTAAGTTTGTTACGTGCTTCAAAATGAAAACAAATGTTCCTGACGTAGGTGATTTAGTTATATTTCATGACTGGAGAGCATTGATATGCAATTTGCATCCCGTCAAACATTCTTTTTGGGAAGTCTCAAGGTGGAAGCAAGGCAAACCCAAGCTAGGAGATTCAGAGCGGATGGTGCTGTGCATTGGCTTTAAGTATTTAGAGGAGTCGGGAAAAACACGTGTCAGGTTTTACGACGTAGGTAAAATTTATGAATTTAAATTTTCAGATTATGCAGATCCTGAGTCTGGAATTTTTGACTCAATAATTTTCAGAAGAAATAAATAGTATAGGGAGACAACAATGAAAAAAATAAAACTCAAAAGAGGTTCTGAGGTATTTGTTGAGGGCTTTAATGACGAGGTTTTTAAGCTGATAGATACACTCTGGCTTGGTTCAAAAAAACTTCAAGCTGTTGTCTCAATGAGGACTTATGAAGTATTATGGGTTGGTTACGAGGATATAACTGAAGTTGAAGGTGATGATTAAAGCTGGCGATCTTGTTGCTGTACCTTGTTATGATCATAGAGTCTCTCAGGACACAATTGGTCTCGTCATAAGCGTTTCTTCTACGTTTCATCATGACAATGACAGGTCTTTTGACTTGTGTGATGTCTTACTTTATTTTGATCATGAAATTAAAAAAATGTTATTGAGGGCTGATGATTGTTTGTTGCTTCAAAGATTGTCATAAGCATGCA